CTTAGATGACATCTCAACATCTCGGCGTTCATTGATAACTGGTGGAAGCCAAGGAAGCACTACTTTCTTGAGCATACGACGCATAACTGGGTTTACAGATTTGTAGAACTCATCTTGCATCGCTGGCTTTACGCCAATAACCATCATTCCGCCAAAGGCGTTGAGCATCGTGTCAACCATTCGGTCAATCCACTTTGTCTTGCTTGGCCAATCCTTTGGAGAAATCCAATGAAGAATTGACCAAAGGTCTACAACATTATTGGCAATAGGTGTTCCAGTAAGTGCAAAACGAATCTTTGAGTCTCCACTAGCAGACCAGAGAGCACGACTTTGCTTTGATTTAGGGTCTTTAGAACGGTGAATCTCATCTGCAATAACGGCTTTGAAATCAATATGATTGAGTTCACGAAGATGTACTTCGCAACGTGTTTCGCTAATCTTTTCATCTTGTCCACCGCAAGCACGGCAACGAGTCAGAGCAACAGAGCCATAAGGTGCTAGTCGTGAGTGGGTTCTAAGAGATTCCCAGTTGATAATAAATACTTGCGCTGGGTCTTCAAACTGACGTTTGCGTTGAACCGCAGAGCCTTTGATTACCTGTGTTGGAACCTCAGGCCACCACTTCGTAAATTCTCTAGCCCAGTTCTTTTTCAAAGTGTTAGGGCAGACAATCAAAACTGGAAAGATTTCTTCTCCTCTTTCGTGGAGCATCTTGAGGGCACGGATAGCCTGTGCTGTTTTACCTAAGCCAGGCTCATCGGCTAGTAGGGCTCGTTTGGCTGTTGCTAAAAACTCAACGCCAGCCCTTTGGTGAGGGAAAAGGATTTCATCGCCTTCAAAGGTTTCTAACTCTCTAAAAGCATTAGAAGGGTTGATTCTGGTGGTTACTTCATTAGCAGCCCATTCAGATAAGGCTGGTCCAATAACTAGGTCATTGCGGAATGTAGAGCGTAGAGCGAGACAGGTTGTCCAACTTAGGGGAACTCTCCAAACCTGGTCAGAAGGGCTCCAGGAGGCTCCTGGAAGGCTCTTACAGAGTTCTTTGAGGCGCCACTCAGCGGTAATAAGGATGTGTTCCCCACCGTTATCTATATCTACAGATACTGTCACTACAACCCCCAACCGTCATTATGTACTTAGAACATACGGTACCAGAAAAAATAGTTTTTTACTTTTTCAAGACCGTACTATTTTAGCAGAACTTTTGGCTTCCAACCACTTTTAACCAGTTTTAGCAGGGCGTGTCGGATAGCGTCATTTGCGTGCCCTTCCCCGCCTTTATGCCAAGTCCCAATCTTCTTGAGACTTTCATTTGTAAACATTGTTTTAGCGTCTACAGGAGCCTGAAAAGTGATGTCTTCAGGCTTATAGCCGTTTACTCTACACATATGCTTGAGAATTCCTATTTGCTCAAGACTGTATGGCGCTTGCGAATTTCTTACAGTTTGTGCTGTAATAGTAAAGCGTTCACATACGACCATAAAAGAATCATAGGATCTCCATTGATGTAGCGCAATTTCAATTGGGCTGGCATATCCAGCATCATCTACTTCAACTGAAAATTTAACAACTGGCAGGTCATCTTCATTTCCTGACCATTCAAGAAGGCACACACCACTCATTTTTCCTGGGTCTACTGAAAGAACATACATTAGTACTTATCTCCCCACGTCTCTAGTGGACCGTCAATTCCAGCAGTAAGTGGAACATCCCATCCGTCTGTTGTTGTCATACATTCTTGAACTATCTTCTTGATTTCTTCAGCATCTTCACGAGGTGCTTGAAGAACAATTTCATCGTGTACAGGAACAATCAAATGCTCAGTCAAATCTGCTTGATCAAGTTTTATAAGATTACTCTTGAAAACTTCAGCAGCACCGCCTTGAATAAGATAATTGATAAGAGTATAGACACGACCTTCATCGCAAGGAATCTTACGACCAGTCCATGTGTAAATGTAGCCTTGACCTTCATTGCGCTCACGAGTTGCGCCAAGATGTTCAATCTCTTTTTGGAACTTAATCATTCCTGGGTATCGCCTATCAAAAGCATCTGAGACCGCCTTCATCTGCATTTCAGCAACTCCAGCAGTAAGTGCTTGCTTAGCAACACCAGCGCCATAAAGACGTCCGTAAACCATTCCCTTGATAAGAGTTCTGCGTTTATCTGAACGAGTCATTTCTGGTTCTTGATAAACCTCACGACCAATTTCTGTAAAGGGGTCAGAGCCAGTTTCATCAGCACGATTAAACAGTGTGATGAGGTTTGGGTCTTTAGACAAAGATGCAAACATACGAAACTCAACTTGGTCTAAGTCTGAAGTAATAATGACGTGGTCTTTATCTTTTGGAATAAAAGCACGACGCACCGTGTCATCACCCTTAGGAAGAGTCTGTAGCGCAGGGTCTGTGATTGACATACGAGATGTGCGAGCACCTAAAGTCTTTACGGAAGGGTGCAAGATTCCATCAACATTTTTATTGATAAAGTTGAGGAAGTATGTGTTAGCAAGTTTATCTGCTTTGCGTTGCTTGAGAACTATGTCGGCAAGATTTTTTACTTCATCGTTTCCATTGATAGCAAGAAAGGCTAATTGGTCTTTGCTGGCAGATTTTTGTCCAGAAGGAGTGTATTCAATAATCTCTGCGCCAAGTTTCTCAAACAAACGAACAAGTTGAATGTTGCTAGTAATGCTTGTTCCAGCATAAGTTTTATTTGCCCAATCTTTGACAGATTCGGTGTAGTCAATAAGTTCTTGGTACTTACGCTTAGAGTATTCAAGGTCAACACGAGCGCCATTGATTTCCATACGAGTAACGATTTTTCTAGCAGCCATTTCAATCTCATACGCCTTGTGATAAGGCTGACCAGGGCCACACTTCTCATAAAACTTTTCCCAAAGACGCATTGTGAGAATGGTGTCTAGAGCGCCATAAGACCAGTAAGGCTCAAAGTTTGTAGGAACAGTTCCCCACGTCCAGCCATTTTTTGTAAGGTCAATATCCAACTTGTCTTGAAGGTGAGCAGCCTGTCCATCAATAAGTCTTGCAGATAGCGGCTTGAGTCCACCAGGACCTAAAGGGTCAATAAGGTGAGCCATAATCATTGTGTCGTGTGCACGATGCCAAGGAAGTTCCCAATGAGACTTAACAGCAAACCACTTCGCTTCAAATGCAATGTTGTGGCACACAATTGGTCCATCAAACTTATCCATTGCTTCATAAAAAACACCAGACCATTCTTGCCAAGGAATTGACCAGCCATGCATTCCATCACCAACTTGAACAAGGCGTAAGTCGCCATGCCAAGGAGAGAGTGCATCTTCTCGTGGTCGCCCTGGTCTTTCTCCTGTTTCAGTATCAATAGCGATTGCGTTATGCGGTCTGCGTTCGCCAAGCCAACTAATAAACTCGTTTGCTTTTTCTACTGAATCAACAAGGGTGACTTGAATTCCATCAAGTCCTTTTGTCATTTGTCTTTTGGTCCTTCTTTCAGATTGTTACGGAATCATCTCGACTCTGTAGACTGCATCTATCTTCTCATCATTCTCTGCTGCTCGCTCTAGCAACCTCTGTGCGACGTTAGTTAGGTATCTTGCCCCACCTTGGTCGTATTTGTAAAGAGCATCTAAGACTGGTTTAGGGTCTTCACTTACTTGAGCCCAGTAGCGATACTTTTCTGGAAAGACAATTGGTAGCGACCTTACTGGCTTACAAATGTCGCAGGGGATTGCGTCAGTATCTAAATCCTCAGGCTCTCCCTCTACTAAAAAGTATTGCTTTACTAAAGGACAAGCAGCGCCGTGAAATACTAAAGATACACCAATACGGGACAAAATGTAAGAACCATTCTCTGTCCGATACAGTGCAAACTCAATCCATCTGGTTGAGCCACGACGCCAAGAAGAAGACTCTCCTAATAACCTACCATTGAACTGTAGTGTTCGTGAGCCGTCTTTTATCTCAAACATTCTTCTCTTCCAGTAATTCTGAGACAGATGGAAATTCTTTAGGCGTCTCAGGTTGAGGGGTTAGCCTTTTAACAAGGTCTTTGTTAATGGTATCTAGTTTTGTTATATCAGCACGAAGAGTAGCAACAGCGTACTCATAGTTCTGAACCAACTCACCAATTCTTTGCCGTAAGGCAATAATTACTAAGTCTTTACTGTCATTAGCGTCAGTCATTTAGAGTCCTCTACTAAGACATTAAGGCTTTTAGAGCCGTGATTTTGCCTCTAACAGTGTCGTTTTCTGATTCCAATGTATCAATTTGTTCTGTAGAACCATCAATACCTGTAAGAGCAATAATTGACACCTCGTTGTTGTACATGGTGTACTCTAAATTGCGAATGTGATTGGTGATGATGTTCTGCTTATCTTCATCTGATAAGTAGGTATATGTCTCTGGCATTTTTTCTCCTTCTTAGGGTTCTATGATAGCACTTTGCTATCTATAGGTTTTTAGGCTTGATAGCCTAATTCTTCTAGTTTTTGCAGTATTGCTGCTTTTTCTGCTTGGTATCGAGTCAAGTAGTACTCCTTCGAGGGCTTTCCTTCGATCTCTGGATTACTCTCTGTATGCTCTATTACCAAATTTATGTTTGACAATTTACCTAACAAAAAATCTATTTTTTCTTGATTAGTTAGCATATTTATGACCAGGCCGTAAATGCAGAGTAGGCAGAACTTCCAGCGCTGTTGGTAGCAAGAACTTGGGCTCTTCTCCAAAGTTTTCCAGACACAAAAGGTATTGTAAAACTTGTAGTGTTTCCTACGTTTTGAGCAACAGCAGTATTAGGACTTCCTCCAGTGTTAGTAGCAGCGCTTTGATATCGAACGGTGTATGAAGTCGCTCCAGCAGAGGCATTCCAAGTAACAAGACCACCACCACTAACGCTAACTCCTGTAGGGGTTGAAGGGACTGCTACAAAAGTAGTAGCAGAATCACGAGCAGACCAACCGCTTACTCCAATAGAGTTTCTTGCTCTTACCCAGTAGTAGTAAGTTGTACCTGATGTTCTACCACTGTGCGTGGCAGTTGTGCCAGTAATTCCAGAAAAGTCAGCACCCTGTGTAGTAGGTGTGGTTCCACTAATATTCCAATACCACTCATAGGTCGATGCTCTAGCGGCAGCATTCCAAGAAAGGCTTACAGAAGAAGTACTTGTTGCAGTAGCAGAGAGTCCTGTAGGGGTTGCTGGAGCAGAAAGAGATGTACCACTCCACTCTCTTAGACCAGATGTTTTTGGCTGTGGCGTTTGTGTAGTGGGAAATGGTACAGCAGAGCCCTCTCTAAAGACTCCAGTACCACCACTGTTGGCATATGCTCTAACTCTGATATTAGAAATAGCAGTTCCAGTTGTTGTTGTAATTGTGTACGATGTTGATGTAGTTAGTACATTTGAAGTGGTTCCGCTTATAGTGAATAAAACTCTATAACTAGATGCTCCTGATACTGCTGGCCAGTCAATAAGAATTCTTCCATCAGTATTTCTTGATCTAACACTTCCAGAGTAAGCAACTCCACCATTTGTAATAGTCCAAGAATCGGTAGAAAAATTTGTATTAAAAGTTCTAAATCCTTCAGTTCCACCACTAATTGTGCTTGTGTATTCAGTAGCATTTGCTGCATCCGCCCAGTCCAAATTAACTGCATTATTACTAAATGTAACAGTCACTACTCCTGGAGTTGAAGGCGTAACAGTTGTATCAGAAGGGGTCCAATTAAAGGCTGAGATTTCTTGAACGTTGATTGTTTGAGTTCTAGACCTAGCGCTATCAAAAAGTTGAGAAACGCCACTAATTGTTTTTCTTAATCTAGCAAACAAAGACACGGTTTTAGTTCCTTCAGTTGCAACGGAAACTGTGGTGTTGACTGATAAAGACGTGTTTATAATACTTCCACCAGTGTATGTTCCAAAGTAACTTGTAGCACCATTAGAAGTCAAATCACTAATTGTAAATGTAAGGTCAAAATTATTTGTTAACGTGTATGTAGGAGGGTACGGAAGAATCGTGGGAGAAGAGTCAAATACATAAGAAGTAGTCGTTCCTCTAAAAGTTCCTCTAACACGGATAAGAATATTTTCTCCAATATCCGCACCAGCAGGGATTATTGAAGAGTTGCTGCCTTTTGTATAAGTGTTTGCTGTTTGACTTTCAAGATTTGTTCTGCCCCAGGTATGCTCAAACGACCACTCAGAGTTTGAAGCAGCGGGTGTCCAACCAGAAAGTGAATATGTAAGAAATTCAAAAACTTCAGGTGTACCACTTATAGTCACACTTCCAGCACTTACAGTAATGAAGGTCAGACTTTGGCTTCTAGTAACAGCCCTAGTAGCAACAACTTGAGTATTAGAGGTAGTTGAGCCTGTTACTACTCTTGAAGGACCGATTTGGTCAGCAAATCTATAAGCAGTGACACTTACTACCTCTACTTGCCAATACAAATCATTATCAAGAAGGGCAAGATCAAAAAAAGTTGTTGATGAATCAAAATTTACAGTAATATTTGAACCAGGAAAACCAGAGCCTCTAGGGTTGTTGTATAAACGATATACAAGCCTATAACTTCCAGCATTTGTTGCTGCTGTCCAATCAATTCTTATATATTGATATCTGTCATTTGTTGCTGTAACTCTTAGGCTGTGAGTGCCACTTTGAAAAATACCCCAAGAGTCTGTTCTATTTAAGTCATTGTCGTAGTCTGAAAAAGTGCCATCTGGTCTAGTCCATCGAGAATCATAATTTGTAACTCTAGTACCAGCAGAACTCCAACTGGTGTTATACCTATTAAGAATAGTTGTGCTTTCTTCAAATGGGTCTATAGTAAAAGCAACAGGCTGACCTAAATCAGAGGTTCTATTAGTAAGACTTATTGTAAATGTTCCAGGAGCAGTAACGTTGACAGTGTTTGAAAATCCAGAGGTAACAGTACTTGAGCCAGATTGAACAGCAACAACTCTAAATTTATAATTACCAGTCGTTGTAACAAATACGCCTGAAGCGGCTGGATAGAATGCAACTATTGGATTACCGCCAGAAGTGGTAGAGCCAGAATCAATAAAAACATCATTTCTGTATATCTGCCACGTATATGTAATCGTATTGTCATTACCACCTAAAGAAGGATTCCAGCGTAAATCAAGTTTTCCAGGGTTAGAGTCTGACTCTGAAAGAATTAAGTTGGTTGGTGCTTTTAGAAGTCCGTTATCTACAATTTGTGTAGTTGTAGTTGCTGTAACAGGTGAGCCAGTTGAACTGTTGTAAGCGACTATAGTTACTCTAATTGTTTCTCCAATATCTCCATTTTGAACTGTGTACCTAGCAGAATTTGTTGGCGTTCTTGGATTTGATGAGTCAAGAGTTCTTGAGTCTCTTATATATGTACCAGTACCAGTTGCTATTGTAAAAATATAGTAATCAGGGCGTGTGTCATTAGTTATGGTTGTAGTTGACTGCCAGGCAGTTGATGACCAAAAATCAATTCTGTCAGTTGGGTAAGGCTCATTTGTAAGTGCGTTATATGTTGTAGCAAAACTGTTAAATCCTCTAGCGCCGCTTGCTACGTTCACAAGTCTGACAGGGGTGCGTTTTCTAATTCTTACAACGTTGCTGTTTACAGTTTCTGAAGATTTAGTTACTCTAAATCTCATATTTAACGTATAACTATATGCAGCAGTCTCAATAGCAGCCAAGTCTGAACTATCAGTTACATAGTTAGTAGTTAAGGTTCCTCCTGTAAGAGTTCCAGTTGCTCCAGTGCCTCCCTGATTAAACCAACCATTAGCAGCATTTGTGCCAATACGATACTGCCAAGCAAAAGTATATGTTCCAGAAACATTTGAGCCACGGTAGCCGACAAGAGTGTTTCCAACAGATGAGTTACTTATTGCGTCTCCAGAAGTGTTTCTAATTTCAGGTTGAAAAGTTCCAGATGAAAAAAGTTGACGCCAAGAATCGTTGTCCCACATCCAGCCACTATTAATCTGACGCCAGGAATCGTTGTCCCACATCCAAACACTGTTGATGTTTCGCCATGAATCGTTGTCCCATTGATATATAGGCATCTTTTGTCTTTGTCCTTTGTTATATTCTTTTAGGTATATCTAAATACTATTTGTCCAAAAGTGTGACCATCTGATGGCGGTTGTCCAGAACCTTCAGAGAGAGGGCCCTCATCTTGATTGCGGTTAAAAACAAGTGGACCATTAATTTCAACATACCAATCGCCAGGAGTTGGGGCATATCCAGAATTTAGAGAAATAATGTCAGCCTGATTTAGTGAATATTCTCCATATGTTCTAACAGACGATGCATCAAATTCCATATAGTTTTTATTGCTACCAAAAATAGAAAGACCAGTGTCAGTAGCAACATATGATGGAAATTTCTGACCACCCTGAGATACAGCGTCTGGTCCTCCATAAATCATAATTCCATCATTAATAATAATAGTTCCATCCTCTTCAGGATTCCAGTTTTCCGCAATCGGTGTAACAGTTCCTACTCTAGAGTCGGCATCATAAAAAATTAAGTCATCTTCATTTGTTATTTCAATTCTTCTACCAGTTCCAGATGTTTTTAGTGTAATACCAGAAATAATTCCAGCAGTAATATTGTTTGCATTCAGGGCTGTAGTTGCAATTACCGCAGAACTGAGAGAGCCTGTAGTAATCTGACCAGCACTTAGGTTAGATGTAACAATGACCCCAGCGGCCAAAGACCCAGCGGTAATTTTTGTAGCAGAGATTTCTGCTATAGCGCTGTTTCCTAGTTGAAACCCGGACCAAGTAGTACCAGTCCAGGTATACATTTTGTAGCCATCATCAGAATCAAACCATGTGTCATCTACAGCATATGTTCCCCCTGAAGGTGCGCTGTTTTGGTAGTAAATTGTGTTTTTGCCGTTTGCTACTGTTCTAGCGTCATCATCTACCGCTGGAAGTTGTATGTAGTCTTTTTGTTCTTCTGAGTAAACAGAGGTAGTTCCAGCGGTCTCATTGATAACTAAAAGACCATCTTTTGGGTTTTCAATAGTGTTTACTGCGGCATCTGTAATAACTGTTGTACCAAAACTTACTTCATCTGGACCAACAGCATTGACAGCAATAGCAGCGGTAGTTACAACTCTGTTTTGGAGTTTTGTGCGGACAGGTCTGCGCTCCATATTACGCAATCTGCGCTGAACATCAGCAAGGTTATTTCCTAAGTTTTTATTACGGGAACGGCGTCTACTAGGCATTCTTTCTGTCCTCCTTCCACTCACTAATAAGTTCTAATGATACTTTTTCTGGGAAGGTTGGAGTGTCTGGCACGCTCACCTTATAGCCAACAATTTTTCTAACAATGATGTCGCCTCGTGGCTCTAAATCGCTACCTAAACGAAGTCGAACAAACTCATCATCAATAATAATAGAGCACCAATCTCCTGGCAAGTAATCACCAACAACAGGGTTGATAGATCCATTTACTTCTATAGTAAAGGTTGCCTCTGGTGGTCGTGCTTCATCTAAAAATTCTTTTGCGTAGTCGTATAAGGCTGCTTCACCTGCAATAGAAGTTTGTACATCATTTTTTTCTTCAATTAAATCTAAAACTGGCCATCCACCAGCAAGCATATCTGTTGAGGTTGCCGCAGCGTATGGCTGACTTGCTTCTCCATCTAATCCATCATTGTTTCCGCTAACCCACATACGAGTCGCTGAATCTTCAGCGTTTTCGTCTACCTTGAAATCAAGAATGTTTCCAGGGTACTCAAAAACATATTGGTCTGCGCCGAGCACACTAAGCGGATGAACAGAGCCGATAGAACCTAAACAAGCAGTAGAGGGAACATTGTTGCCATATGACTGATATGTAAAGGTGTTAGAAGTTGGGGTTGATAAAACAACATAGGTTCCATTAAAGTTCAAACCAACATCAGCAATAACAATTTCTTCATTTACTTCTAGCCCGTGAGCGCCTTCAGTTGTCAAAGTAGCAATATTAGATGTAAGTTGCTTATTTACAACATTGATTTTTTGTGGAGGCGGGATAAAAGGAACAAATCTAAATGTACGAGTAAACTCATCGTTAGTAAAGTCGCAATCAATCCTATACTCAAAACCGTCAATATTCTTAGCAAAGTCTTCGAGGATTTCTCCAAAGTACTTCAACTCAGAGCCTCTAAAGACCTGCTGGGTTGCTCCAAGATACTTTCCGCTCAAATTGTTAGTAGTGTCAATTCCAATACTGGAGTTAGAAGAGTATGAACCATAAGTACCAGCAACAGCCCGTGAGCCCCACTTGAGAGTTCCGCCAAAGACACTCTCTGTTGCTGCGGTGAGCGTGCTAAATAGAGTAAACTTCAAAGTCGTAGCATCTACAATACTTGACACTGTTTTTACACCGTCATACGCTGCATCATCTATATCAACAACAATAGTTTTTCTAGCGCTAAGTCCGTGATTTGTAGAGGTCACAAGAACAGCAGTCTTGTATGAAGCCTCACCGCCAGTTACAACGGTAGATGCAATATTAGTTACTGTTTTTGCGTATGTAAAAGTATTAGCAGCAGGGGTGGTAAGAACAGTATATGTTCCGTTGAGGTTGGAGTCCACCTTAGCAATGCTTACTTCATCTCCTGGAACTAAATTATGAGCAGCATTAGTTGTGAGAGTAACAATGTTGTTTGAGGCAAGTTTATTGGTTACAGAGTAAAGATTATTTACTATGGCTTTTGCGGTTACGTTATATGTAGAAAGACCAGATGTAGCAGCAGAAGCCACATTTGCACTACTTCCTTCTACTTGAAATGTAAAACTTGTAGAGGTAGGTATAGATGTAATTATTCTGTATCCATCAATAGCAGCATCGACATCAATAATCTCTAAAAGTTGTCCTTCAATAAGGTCGTGAGGCAGAGATGTAGTAAGGGTTGCTAAGCCACTTGTCATAGCCTTATTTACAATTGAGTATTCAATTTCACTTGCTGGCTTAATTTCATCATTGATAAATTGGTTATCACCAAAATCATCAGAAAGCCAGCCTAAAATATCTCGTACAACTTCGTAAGAATCAACGATAGTTCTTGCCAGTCCCGTACTTGATGGACTCAAGGCAAGAGTCGCTGCGCTAGCAAAACTAAAACTTGCTAAAGATGGAGTTGCAGTAATGGTGTGGTCTCCATTAATTGCTGGATTGAGGGACGCAACTCTTACTTTGTCTCCTATAGCAAAGCCGTGGTCTACATCTGTAAATACAGTTGCTGTACCAGATCCTGCTTGATACTTAGAACAGTAGACGCCCTCTGAGCCGTAGTAAAGAGTCTGCCAAACAGCACGGTGATAGAGGTAACTTATAAACTCTTGACCATCAATAGTCAGGGTTTTGTTTGCTGGAGAGTATGAGCGAGACCAAATAATTCCGCCCCACACACAGACTCCGTTACGCAATACATAGAGTGCTGTCTTTCCAGGCATAGTTGTTTCATAAAGATTAAAAGAGGAAGTGGCATCAATCATTGGAATATCGCCAGAAAATGAGCCAGCCTTGCTAAGAGCACGAGAATAGGAAACGCCAGTAAAAGGGATTTCAGCAATTACATTGTTGGTCAGCAAATCAACAGTGTAGTAGCGATAATCCGCTGGTGTTACTTCATTCGTTGCCATGTCACTTTTTCCTTTTGTTTTGTTGTTTTTAGCCTAGCCAGCCAGACCTGTATTCAACTGTAATTTTTGAAGCCGAAGCAGAGGCTGCTCCATTGTCATAATAAAGAATTGTATTTGCGCCAGGGGAAAGAGTAACCCAGTCGTTGTAGACCTCAAGTTTTGTTCGTGCTCCAAAGTATTGACCATTGAGGTAGACAGTTCTGTTGTATGTATCAATCTCAAGTAGGTCAGGTCCATAAACAAGTGAGCCAGAGCCAGCACCGTATGCAACATTTCCTGAACTAACTTCAAAAGTAAATTGAGTAGAAATAGACTCTGAGCCAACAACACTAGCAACTATCTGCACTCCGTCGTATGGAGCACCTAGTCCGCTAATAGTTACAGAATCTCCAGCAGTCAGCCCATGAGCCGCAGTTGTGCCGATAGTGACTAAGTTGTCTGTGATTCCTCGGTTGTTGATAGTTTTTGTTGTCAAAGCACGAAGGGTTCCAGTAATAGTAATAAACTCTTCATTTGTTTCGTTAGAGATAACTGCTGGACCAACAACTGGTCCTACAACTGTTATATATGTACTGACAGGGTAATCACCACTATTTGTAATAACAGCGGAGCCTGTGCGAGAAGGGCTTACTGATTTAGCAAGAATCTCTTGTTCAAAATAGCCACTTTCATTTGCCGCATTCCACTGATACTTTATTGGGTCAGCAGCGCGAAGACCAATGGAAAACTCAGTTCTACCGCGAGCATTGACTGTTTCAATCTTTGGCTCTCCACTGAGTCTAACCCAGCAAGCCTTAGTAGGGTTTTCATCTGTTTTTAACCATCCTCCCGAATAGACAAGGTTTGTAGCAGCAATAAATCGTGCTCTAGCAGCAGCAAGTAGGCTTGGGTTAGGTGTAAGAATTACACCCTCAAGAGTAATATCTCTAGCGTTGTAGCGACCCTTAACGTCGTAAGAGCCATCTCCCCAGCCGCGTCTGATATCTGGAACATCTGGTGCAGGGTGTTGCCACCATCCTTCAATATTTGTAATGACCCAAACAACGCCAAACTCATCTACCCTGTTGAAAACAAACTCGTTGAGCGAGATGTCTTCCTGCAACTTCATACCTGTTAGGTGCGGTTGCGGTAGCGGAATGAGCGAGCGGTCTACATAATTATTTTCTTCCGCTTGTGTCAATGACATTATGCTGCTCCCCTACGAGTTGCAAAAGCAATCTGACGAGAAACTATTGCTGCTAGTTCTCTCTCGTCCATGCCTTCAGATGGATGAACATTTATAACAACTCCCTTTCCACCACCACCAGAAAGTCTGTCAATGATTGCTTTATCTCTAACTGACAAACCTTCTGGGTCTAAAGGCTCAATACGCTCTGGTCTACCTGCTTCAGCAACACGAGCAATTACTCCGCCTGTTTGAGGGAATACAGTTCCACCTTCGGCAAAATTTGCTAAGTTAATGCGAGGTAGTTTAGGGACACTAAAGGTATTTCCGCCAATACCTGGCACCCATTTAGGGATAGTCCAACTAAGTTTACCTACAGAATTATTCCAAGCATCTGAGATTGCGTTGATTACTCCAGTGAAAGGAGCAACAATTGATTTAATCACATTCTTGATAGCACTAAATGCTGCCGAGAAAGACTTCTTCATAGAGTCGGCAGCACCTTCGGTGTTACCTGTTAGGAGTTGGAAGATACCCTTTACAAAGTACCACACAGCCTTGAAGGCTTCAATAATTCCACCAATAACATAAATAACTTTTTGAATTGCTCCAGAAAGAACACCAATGGCTCTAACAAGAATAAAACTTAAAATAGGAACAAGGGTTACTGCTAAGAAGTTTCCAACGCTTTCAAAAAGTTCACCAACACTTCTAATTGATGGCATTATGCTGTCAATTGCTCCCATAATGTCATTAAAGGCTCCCTTAAGAGCACCAAGAGCGCCATCTATAAGAAGCATAAACGCTTCTCTAAGTTTTTCACTTTTTGTAAATAAAAGTACAACAATTGCAACTAAAGCGGCAATCCCTGCAACAATTGCTAAAACAGGTCCAGCACCAAGTAGCATAACAATCTTCAAACCCATAAAAGCCTTATATGCATTAAATATAACAGTGCCTAATGTTATAAATGGGGTAATTAGTTTTACAATTCCTCCAAGAACAACTAAAAAGGCAAATTTTGCAACGCTACCAATAAGACCAATGGCTGCTAGTAGCGGCAAGACTTGAGCAGATATGTTTAATATTTTTTGACCCAAATCGCTTGCTAAAAATTCATTTATTTTTCCTAATACTTTGGAAAGAGTATCAAAAAATATTGTAATTGAGCCGCTCTCTGTAACTAAAGCGACAAATGTTGCAAACTGAATTAAGAAATTTCCAAATGATGGCAAAGAAGCATCAAGATTTTCGCCAATTTCTTGGAATATGTCTACTACATCATTAAGTTGAAGTAGAAAAATTCCAAGTCCTTCGTTGTCAGCCAGGCCAATAAATCCACCAAGAATATTTCCAATTAAGTCTAATAATCTAGTGCCGTTTTCAGCAGCATCTAAAAAGAAGTCTTTTAGAGGTCTTCCATCAATTTCGGTTATATTCTTAAATCTGCCAGTAACCTCTTTGAGATAGTCTAGGAAGAACTGACCACCACTGCCTGGACCAACGTTGGCAGCAATAATTTTGCCTAGTCCGCCAAAAGTGTTTCCAATAATTTTACCTAAGTCTTTTAGGATTCCTCTAGCAGTTTGAAATTTTTCATTAAGTTTTCCAGAGGCTTCATCAGCCTTGAGGGTTTCTGTCCAACCCGCAGTTACAGCAGCAATCCACGCAGAAAATTCTTCTGTAAGAGGGCTAATGTTGTCAAGAATAATTAGCAGGTTCTCGTAAAGACTAACTAAAGCATCACCAAAATTTTTCAATACTTTGTCGTTAGATTTCCAAATTCTTTCTAGTCTTTCTAGATTCTCTCCCTTTGTTACTGCTTCAGAGAACTTTACAGCGATGTCGCCGATAACTCCGCCAGTCTCCTTAAGGAGCGGGATTAGCGCCGGGAATAATTTAGTTCTAAGATTTTCTAGAGCGGTTTCTAACTTTGGAAATAGTTCTTCACCTGCTGCTGCTTTTAAGTCTTTAAGGGCTGGTATAAAAGTGTTAACCATATACTCAGCAAATGCTCTTGCCTCTTTTGATAACTCTGCTAGAGCATCGGCGTAGGCATCTGTCGCATCTTTGTTATTTTTTATATCATCTACGGCTTCTGCCGCTTCGTCTCGTGCCTCAGTGGCACTAAGAATTGAACGTTCATTGTCTTTTATTGTTTCGTTATAAGCATTTGTAGCATCATCTACTGACGCCAAAGCATTAACAACATTTTCTTGACCATCAATAAGGGCTTGGGGACCCTTTTTAGCAAGTTCAGCGTTCTTTGCTTCTGTCTTTTTTAAGTCATTGTTTGCATCAATGGCTTTTCTATAATTCAAATCTGCTTGAGCAAACGCCAGTTCTGCTTCTTTACGAGCACGAGAGTTTGGTGGAAGGTCAGAGACACGAGCAAGAGTTTCACGGGCTTTTTCAAGTTCAATTGCTGCTTTTTGCTCAGCAATAGCGGCATCTTCTGACTCAAAACCAATTTGTTGTAAATCTTCAATTGCTTGTTCACGGGCTTTAGAAAGTTCTTTTTCTGCATCTGTAATTGTCTTCTTTGCTTTTACTTCTCTAGTTGCTGCATCTTCATAAGCATTTGCTAGAGCCCTTTGTGCTTTAGTAAGCCTATCTTCTGCTTTTTCAAGTGCTTTTGCTCTGTCTGCTCCAGCCTTTTTGGCTTTACTTCCAGCCTGGATTGCTTTACCAACTCCAGAAAATGCTAATTTAAGAGTAATCGCCGCTTGAGCAACAGCAGTAACACTTTGTGCAAGAACATAAAAAGCAGGCGCTGTCGCAGCGGCTATAACTGAACCAAGAGAGAGTAGACCTGTGCCAAGTAAACCAATAATTCCACCAAGGGCAGTTAAGGCTGGGGCAAGTGCGTATCCTGCTCTAGTTAAAGAAGTAAATCTTTCTCTAGCAGCAGTGGCTTGGCTAATAATGTTGGAAAACATACTTCTGCCATCGCCACCACGCATAAAGCCTTTTACAAAAGACCTACCGACACGATCTCCAGCATTTTCACCAATACGATCAGTACCATTAAAAGCGTTTTTAATATCTTTTTCAACGCCAGTGGTGATGGCCCGAACAACCACATATGCATCACCTACAACTGCCACGTACCATCACCTCCCGACATTCTTAGCCCAGTGGGCCGTCTAATACTTTTCCAAATGGTTTTGGAGAGTTTTCATTAATATCTGTAGCAGGAACAAACGGCTTTACTGCTGCCTTTTTTGGATCAAATGGAGTTACATCGCTGTAATCCACCTGAGACCCTAAAGGCTCTTCAGAGTAATCGTTTGAACCTCCGCCATATGTATAAGTTCTGTCATAGAACTCTTTATACATAATTTTTCTAATCTTGTTCTTTGCGTCAACTTGTTCTCCACTAACAGCGCTAGTGTAATCTTCTTCAAATAAGACGTGTATAACGTCTAACATTTCAGAAGAAGACAACTCAGAAATCTGTAGGCCGCTCATTAGTGCTTTCCCGTTGACATAAGGCCAAAGGTCTACTGCCCACTCAAGGAGTCCCCTGGCCCCTGCGTAGGGCGGCTTGAGTATTGCTCCACTAACCAGGAAGTAAGTTCTCCTAACGTTTCTACAGTTACGATTTTTTCTGGGTCTTGTAGTAAGGCCTCAAAACGAACAAGGCTTTCTTGAATAAGTGCTTTTGCAAAAAAAGTTTCAATTAGGTTGTTTGCAATAGCGCTTTCAGCACCCGACTGGGCAGTAGCAACCATGTCCAAAAGAACTTTTCCTTGGAGTGCTGGCTTGCAGTGAAACTCTTCCCCATGGAGTTTGAAAGAAAGGGGTTCTGAAATGCTGTCACCAGCACCAAAATCCCTAAATCTCGGATTTGTCATCTTTGTTTATCCTCGTTTCTCGTATGTCTTTATTTACTATTGGCATAGTAAATTACTAACTATTTTACCAACTTTAGGTTGTCAGTAAGATAGCGATTTGCCTTTGTTCCAGGATGCATGACTGCGTGGGCATAGACCACACGGCCCCTGTTAACAAACCTAAGTACCGTTGCCCTGTTGGGAACGATTAGATGAGGCTTACTTCCCTCATGGTGAAGTAGTGCATAGTTCAATGATGAGCCAATTTTTACAAATTGACCTCTAGAATCACGAAGGTGGCGCATATGAATAGAGGAACGAAGTGCTCCAGTTCGTACTCCAACCTGAGACTTAGCAGCAGCCTGAACTATTCTTCCTTTTTTTGCTAAATATCTTCCGACATCACCAGATGGATTATTGAGCATGAAATCTAGTTCTGCTTTTCTAATAATTACTGTTGCCATTTTATGGAATCGCCGCTGTCAATGTAAGAACTACGGTTTGAAATCCGCCTTCTGGTGCCTGAACTTCTACAGTTGCAATTACTCCCATACCAAAACCTGACGGTTCCCAGGTATCTAATTGAGCAGCGCTGTCTAATAAAATCCAAGCATCGTATGCTGAAATCTCAGCGAAAGATTCAATGTTGTCTGCTGATGGTGGTCTTCCATTTTGACCAACGACTGGCACTTCTCTAGAGATAGAAACGTTGATTGTCGCGCTTCGAGGGTCTTGGCAACGGCGGGGTTCTGTTGCTTCATCTCCTGGAGAGCCGACATACATCTGAATAAATGAAACAACAAGTTGTTCGCAGTCGACTGCTGGTTGTCCTAAGGTGTAATACCTTCTAGAAGGCAAAGGCATATTGTAAGAAGCATAAGAAGAAACAACTTGGTCTAAGACTGCTTGCAAAAATACAGCAAGATTTTTAGCATTACTGCTAACAGATGCCTTATTTATAGGTGTTGCCACTTATGTCTCTCTTTCGTCTTTTACGTAAATTCTACAAGGTGTAGATAGGCTCTACTCTTGTTCCAAGTTGGATTGATGCATTTGCTGTAAGAAGATTGATTACCTCATCTACAGCAGGGTTTGCCAAACTTGGTCTAGTGCAGTAAATATCGTATACACCTGGTTCTCTTGGTCCCAGCACAGCGAGGATGTCTGAATAGTTAACTGTAATAGTTATCTTTTCAGTTCCACGATTCAACACGGCTGCGCCAGTGAAAGTCTCGGTTTTAGATCCTGTGTAATCAGAGACAGTCATAGAGACTACCCAAGCATTGTCGTTTAGTAAGAAATCTCCACTTACCTCATCTAAGTAAAGTACAACACTTCCACCTGTTGGCAAGACTCTTAGGTCAAATGCTGTTTCTGTATACAAGAAAGGCTTTGGTGTAATGCGACGAGCCTTAGGAACATCTGGACTAAATACACGAGCACGAGCACGGGCTTTATCTGGGTTAGAAGTTTTCAAAAATAAATCAACAGCGTATAGTCCAGTACGCAAGTCATCAATAAAATCTTGATTGTCAAGTACTGTATAAGAAATACCTTGTCTAGAAATAGAAGTAACACGTTGAGGTAGGGCGCAAGTGTCATCGCCTTCATAAAGTTTTACAAGTTCAATAGCCAACATACGAGCAGCGTTTTTACCTGCTGTTGGAGGAGGAGTTCCGTAGGTATATGTAACCTCTACGTTTGATGGAGTCCAAGTGGCTCCAGGTGTTGCTAAAAGAGTTGAGTGCTCTACTAAATAGTATTGAGACGGGTCAATGATATTTCCATCAATATCTCTTACAGTATGAATTTTTACAACTTTACGACCACGAAGACGGATACGAGTGTTTGATGATGTTCCATCACCTAGGTAGTCATCGTCTCCATAAAGACCAGAGCCACCAATTCTTAGGTTCTTAACCTCACCTTGAATAAGAGTTGGTGAGTAAGTCATTATTGATGCACCAGCACGAAGGTATGGGTCGTAGACAGAAACATAGCGTTCTGTAACAGTTGTTGTTCCGCTGTATTTGCGGCCAGACATTCCCCACAATAAATAGGAAGCAGTTTTTACAGCATCGTAAGCGTAGTCAGAATCAGCATATGCGCTACCTAAATCTTCTACGTTAGTCCAAAGATTACTGCTCACTTTGTCTCCTAAATACTAAAAGCGGACGACTTACCATGTGTGCTAATGACACGACTGGCACGTCGTCCGCCCTCAGTTATCTAATTACTCTGTTGGGTTTTCTGACGATGCGATAATAAAGTCAACAGCAGCATCAGCGTTGTAATCTGAGTTACCAGGAACGTTGTATGTTGTTGTTGAGCCTTGTGAGGCAAAGTCTGTAACCGCTGTGTATCCACGTTGACGAACCGCTGAGCCCACAGGGGATACAGCAGCACTAGCAACGTTTGTAGCAACCTTTGCGTAAGAGAAGGTTGTGTTGCTTCCAACAGTGGTAATTGTGTAAGTACCATTGAATGTGGCATCAACACCTGCTACAACAACGCTCTGACCTGCTTCAAAGCCGTGGGCTGAAGCAGTAGTTATTGTTGCTACGTTAGATGTAAGAGACTTGTTGTTTACTACGGCTGATAGGTTGTCGTACCACTCGTAGAAGCCCTTTAGACCTGTTGGTGCCCATGATGCACGAGCGTATGAGTATGGACGCTCTGTTGCGATTGGGAACTCCCAACGGCCATCTAGACCTGTGTCAAAGTTTTCGTTTCCTAAACCATAACCTTCAAATGTGTTAGCAAGTAAACCGTTTTCAATTACGCGGTCACCTGATTGACGCAATTTTGCGTATGGGAATACCCAGTAGAAGTATGGATTTGTTGTTGCACGCTTTCCATCCTTTACTGCGAATGACCAAACTTCAATAGCAACGCCGTTTCCAGCAGGATCGTCTCCTACGGCTGGCGCGGCCCAACCGATGCTTTCGTTGTCTGGTGAAGCAAAAGTTCCAAAATTCTTACGAAGTAACAAACCACCTGATAGTAGTGCTGTTAGTTCTGGGTCTGGTTCGCAAATTGCGAGTTCCATTGTGATGCGCTTTAGAGTGTCTGGGGCTTTGTAAGAAACACAGACTGTACCGTCTGCTGACTTTTCTACAATTTCATCGCCTTCTTCGTACTCTGGTGTGAATGAAGCGCGGAGGAACGCCGAGGTTGTATAACTATCACCTGGTTCGGTGAGTAAGTTGCCTGAGGCGTCCAGTCTGGTGACTCGGATCGCCACACCTTGGACGCTTGCCGCGTAGTCCTGAGTGGCCATACTGATTTCTCCTTTAGTCGGTCTTACTTGTTCTTATTTTACGCTGTTAAATCTACTCTGATTGCTAAGTGAATAGAGGTGTCAAAGTAAACCGCCGCTGGGCGAATTGCTTTAAGGTTCATATCATTCTGATTTCCCGACACGTTGTATCCCTGTGCCAGTGTGTCAGTGACGACATCGATATCACCAAGGATAACCTTGACAGTACCAGTGGCGTACATCCATTTGTTTGTAGATGTTGGCGTCTCTGTATCACCAGCAGCGTCAGTTGGACCTGCACCTGTGTAACTAGAACCAACAATTACGGGCGTTCCGCTTATTGTTTGAAGGTGGTCTTTACCTTCACTATGTATAAGCAACTGAGCGTCGCTTGCGAGTAACGCAGCAACGTCACGAGTCATGTGAATAACGCCTTGTTCTCCAGAAGGAGATGCTGAGCCAATTTGGAAATCAAGAAGAGCCAGTGCTCGACGAGGAGACAGTGCAGTGCCTGAGTTTAGAATCGATGCTTCTGGGCTAACTAGTGCTCTGTTAGTGTGAGTCTCGCCAATGCGGACTCCACCTTCCCAAAGTTCTTTTTCAATTGCGTGCTGTGTAATTCCCTCTAACTGATTCTTAATTCTTTCAATTGGGTCAACGCCAAGTAATCCTAGGGTTGAGCGGTAATCTTCGACTTCAATAAAAAATGGTTTAATCTCGTCATAACGAGTAGGGGTTGCATTAGTTGCAACAGTAATAAGTGTCGTGTCTGTGTCGTCAATATTTTTTGCAGAGTAATACTGAGTGGTCCACTCTTGTGAAAAGCCACGAATCCATTGATCCTCTTTAGGACCTGCTTCTGGCTTTGCGACAGAGAGTAGCCCGTACTGTGAAGGCATATGCTTCGGTGCTTCAAAAACTCCCGTAAAGGCCATCTTTACTCTACTTTCTAACTTAAAAGTTAATTTAGTTACTTATTCTGTATCGGGAGCGCCCATTGCTGAGCGCTCCCTCTACAAGATTTACTTCTAGTACTGGGTACGGCTTAGTACTCAATAGCAGCAGCAGTTGCTCCACCAGTTGTATCGCGGAGGGCAGCAGCCACACCGTTGATAGAAATGGTTGAAGTAATTGCTAGTGCTTCTACGCCAACGAATGCGATACCTTCAAAGGTTTCAACAAACATCTTGTAATCGTTAGTTCCAACAAGGGTAGAATCACGGATGATTCCTAGATCCAAAGTACCGCCATCAAGGAACAAGAATGAACCTTCTGCGAATAGGTACCAAGTGAATGAATCTGCGAACTCGTTTAGAGCAGCGGACGATGATTGTGCGCCAAACACGTTCTGATCTAGTGAAGCACTTAGTGTGACTCCACGAGAAGCAACGTATCCGTCGATTTCTGCGTATGCGTTGAGAGTTGAATCTCCTGGCATTGCCAAAGCAAGGTCAGCAGCCATCGCGTCCTTAACCCATGCTGGGATAATCGCACGAAGTGGTGCATCAGCCTCTAGGCGATGACGTGAACGGTAAGCAGCAGAAGCGCGACCTAGTTGTACTAGGAAGTCACGACCAAATCCGATTAGGGAAGTAGTTGTAACTGCTGTTGAAGCAGTACCAATCTTTGAAAGAAGGTTTTGCTCTGCTTCACGAGCGTGCTGAATCAGACCCAACTCGTTGTGACGAGCGATGAGTTCTGGATAAGCACGAGTCATCAAGTTACCGAACTGTAGTTGCAAAGTTACTGCGTCTGTTGCGACGGTTTGCTCTGCTGCTGCTGAAACGGTGAGGCTTGCTTTAACATCGGTACCAGGTGCTGTATCAACTGCGTTTGTCCACACGCCAACTGCGTTTCCGTATGAGGAAAGCACTGGTGGTGTTACGAAGCGAATACCGCCGCGATCAGCCTGGAAACGAGGAAGAGCATCACGTACTGGACGTGCTGTTGTTCCAAGTCCAAAAATGTCGTATTTGGTCTCGAATGGTGCTGCGTGTCCACCTGAAGCAACAAGTGCTTCTGGGCTTGTCACAGCGTTGATTTTTGCCCAGTTTGATTCAGCATCTTGTGTAAGAGTGCGGTCTTCTGGGAATGAAGTGGTTACAGAAGCAACAATGTGTTGTTCTCCATCTCCACCGTTTACACGGCGTAGGCCATGTAGACGCTTTGCCATTGCTTCAGCAACAGCGCTCATATCTGTTAATGGGCTTCCAGCCGTATATCCTGGAATATCTGCACCCGCTGTGATTGCCACAGGAGCGGCAGATGTCCGAGATGTTGGACGGCGGTCAGCCGGGACCTCAATGTTGAGGTTGTCTGCATTTGCAGCGGCGGTCACGGGTGCCTCCATATTTTCTTGAACCAAGGTTGGTTCACTTGCTTGGGTTGATGTTTCTTGAATAGATGCTTCTGCACCTTCAACAGTTTCAACAGATGCTTCTGCTGACACTGGAGCATCTACAACAGTCTCTGCAACTGCTTCGGCAACTGGTGCCTCTGCTGATGCAACTTCTGCTGTTGGTGCCTCTTCTGTTGCTGCTGGTGCTACTGATTCTTCAGCAGCGGCAACAACTGGTTCTTCTACAACAGCAACTGGTGCTGGTGTTTCAATTTGTGATTCAGTTGAGAACTCTGTGTTCTTTCCCGCTTCGGTAGACGCTTCGGTCATGGTTTTTTCCTCTTTCTTTTTCTCGTCCTCTTCCATATCAGAAGGAGTTTCTTTTTCAGGAGCGACAGGCATCTCTGCTGCCTCATCCATCTTTTTCTCCTCTTCCATTGGAGCAGGAGTGTCAGAAACAGGTGCTTCTTCAGCAGGTGCTTCTTCTGTCATTGGAGCAACTGGTGCTTCCTCTGCCATTGGAGCCTCTTCTGTTTTTGCTTCCATGTTTTCTTCCTCTTTTTCGCCGTCTTGTCCGTAAACGCGGGAGGCGGCCTCAGTGGCTCGCTGAGCGAGTTCTATGGCTGCGGCCTCGCGGCGCTTGACTTCGTTTCTAACTCCATCGAGCATATCGGCAAGTGACGTCATCGCGTCGACTGTTTGCGGGGTAGGATCTTCTTTCTCAACCAATTCAAATTGCTTCAAGATTGAACTCTGAAGTTCGACAACTTGATCGTCGCCTAACTCTGCGAGTTGATCCATCTGTTCTTTAATTTGGTCCACGAACTGTCCTTCCTCTGGCCAGTCACGATAGGTCTATTACCTATCTCGCTAATCAATCGAGGCCGAGGGACTCCGAAACGCTGTGTAGATAGCGTGGAGGCACTCCACCTAATACTGAATACTACATTACTTCTATTAGTGTGATTTTTAGTTTTGTACGATTTTTAGACAGACTAGGTAAGTAACCGAAGTAACTTAGCCATCTGACTAGAAATCTCTGATTGGCTGTAATAGTCGCCGCCAGACATAAAGGTGTTCAAATCCTTTGTGGCAATAGCGGCGTCATCCTTGCCAATCTTGGCCTCTACCCGTGTAATCATGTCTTCCATAAGTTGTTGTAGCGCAGGAGGGATATCGCTAAAACGAATCTTTTGGGCGTCCTGACCAAAGGCAAAGGGAAGGTTAGCAATAACTTTTCCAAGTTCACCAGCACTACTTCTGACATTTTCTAAAGATTCAGAATTTAGTGCTCCAGTGTCCAAGCGGTCAATAATGCCTAGAAGGTCACCCGCTGCCTTGGCTGCGCCAGCGTAGTTTCCAGCATTATCTAAGTTTTCTGCTTGCTCAATCTTTTTTAGAGCAGCGTCAGCGCCAGCATCACCTAAGTCTAATTTCAACCGGGCAAGAACTTGTCGAAATTTCCCTGCGGCATCGCGGGGTTGGGTTTTAGGTGTGTATTTGGCACGTTCTGCATCTGCTTGTTTCTTGCCCTTAACTTCTTTTTTTAGTATGTCAAGTTCTTCATCGGTCAGACCTTCTAGGTCTTTCTCGGTGATTTCGGCTGCGGCAACAACTGTTTTAAGTGCTTCAATTTTGGTTCTCATACTGGCAATTAAAGTGTCTGAAGTGTCAGATGCTTCTTTCCAATTTTCTGGAATTAAGTCTGTCTTCTCAAGTTGACGGGCACGCTTTACGATGTGGCGACGAACTAGTCCACGTTTTCCTGGCTTTGAACGTCCGTATGCCTGAACAGCATTTCTTAAGTCAGAAACATTTCTGATTGGGAATGAGCCATCTGGAAGTGCTTTCTTTTCGCCAGCAAGTTTTTCACGCATCTTGCGGGAAATCACTGCTAGTTCAGTATCAGCATCTTCTAGTGTCTGAAGCATATAAGCGCTGTCAGCATTTTTTGTTTCTGCAATTCTGCTTGAAAGTTCTGAAGCCTTGATAGCAGCAGTTATTGTCTCAATGCGAGACTTAGCATCTTGTGCAGCAGCAACCATAGGTGCTTCAAGTTTGTCAATACGCTCATTTAATTCACGTAGTGGGTCATGCTTGAGTTGAGCAAGAACATTTGCTCCAGCAGCAACAAGAGCCATTACCTGACCTGATGCAACACGAGCACGAGCAATTGGGAAGCCAGGAACGTTTACTTGGCAAACTGCTACAAGTTCAAGTGAACCCTTGATTGGGCGCCAGTCACCAGATGGTGCTGAAGCACGAAGGGAACGAATTTGCTCTGGAGTTGTTCCAGGGCGAAGTGCTCCTGAAACCCAGATGCCATAAGCATCTTCTCCTGCGTGAACATCTGCGATAGCAGACGCTGTGTCGTCATAGTGACGAACTGCTTCTGAAGCACTGGCTTCTAGAGAAGCGTGTCCTCCAGCCAATGTTAATTGTCCAACTGGAACATCGACACTTTCCTCAGTACGAACTACGCCAGTATGAAAATAGGCATAGTTACTCTTACTGCGTGGTGGTCGTGTTCCAAAAGACATTCCAATGTGGTCAACGTGCCAAGCGGCAATGTGACCAAAAACTTTTCCTTCATCAGTTACCGTCAGAGCGGTTGGCTTGTTTAAGCCAGGGTTATCAAACCACTCCTTAGGCGGATGTACTGGAATAGCACCAGCAACAATTCCGCAAGCGACGAGTGCTGAAGCATCGAGTGGATTTACTCCCTCGACGTACACTCCATCTTGAATCACTTCTTCCTCCTGGTCTCTCCCACTCTCATCAACGAGTTCAATAGTGCACTCTTGATAAGCGGGTTTAGGGACAAGCGTTACAGCCATAACTCTTGCCTTTGTTATCTTCATTTTACCTGCTCCGACTTTGCCGTCGGATTCTTTTTCTGAAGCATTTGTTTCTTCATTTGCTTCAAACATATCTAAGTCAGCAGAAACTCCACGGATAAATCCGCCACGAACGAGTCTTTCCGCTTCTTTTCCGTACTCACCTGTGTCAAAATAGCCATAGGCATTTCCTATGCCATTTTCTACTCTTTCCATCTTGGTAATTTTTCCTATAACAACTGATCCGGAATGGCCTTCGCCAGTCTTGATTTGCCATAAGAAAGGTAGTGGTAGTTCTCTCATTGAGATAGCCCCTGGAACAAATTTACGTCCATCGCCAGACTCTATGGCTTCAGGGATAACTAGAGGAATATAAAACTGTGCCCCAACTCCAGGCTCTTCCATAGAAGCACCAGCAGTCAAAACACGATTCTTAGCGTCAGCAATTCTTGCTTTCATAATTACTGAAGCAAGAACTGCCTCTGATGGAATGACAAAATCATTACTAAAAGTATTCTTTGCTTTTCCTTTTTTACCAAACAGTTGACGATGCTCTTTATCGCCTGTCCACATACCTGTGGCTTCTTTATGGCGTAAGGCGCAATAGCCCTTAGAACGAGGTCCCATATATTTAGAAAGTTGACGAACACAGCGTGTCCAGTCTCCTGGAGTATTCCAACGAATCTTTGCTGCGCCTTTTCCATATAACCAGTAGCGACGAAGTTTTTCAGCGTTGCCACGGTTTCTATCAGCACCACCTGCTGCCATCAAAGCAATGATTCTTGAATCAATATTGCTGATAGAGGCAGTTGCTGGTTTTACAGAATCAATTTGGTCTAATACCAAAGCAAGGTTGTCATTATCTAAAACAATAACTGGTGGAGGAGTAGGACTGTTTAGGTCATTGAGAATCTGCTCATCTTTTTCCCACTTGCCTGGCTTACGCTTATAAGTCATTGGAGTAGTTGTTTTATTAGTAGCAGGTACTAATGAAACTAATTCCATAACAGCCTGAGGGTCATCTGGAGAAACAATTGCCATATAGATAGGAGGAACATCAGATGTGTCTGGAGTAAGTTCTACCTCTGCTGCTTCAGCAGAAGAAGTAAATCCTTTTGCTGGCTGTGTTAACCAAGGCACTGGTGTAAGACCAGGAGATGGTTTCAAATCTTTTGCTGGTTTATATGCTTCAACATCGGAAGGTTTTACTGGTGTCTTAGAAATATCTGGTCGGTACCAAATTGCATTTGGATTAGAAGTCTTTCCATCTTTTACTACTGTCTTCTCTAAAAATGCACGTAAAGATGGGTCGTTATAGGCATTAGGTGTTTTACGAAGTTCGGTTGGAGCATCTGGAGAAGATGCTGGAGTTTGTGCTGCTTGTCTAAGGTCTACTGCCCAGGGGGAGAAATCACTAAGAATTGTTTTCACTTGATTTACCTGCAACTGTGGAAGTTTTGCTGTAAGAGTTGCTGCTGGTCTATCAATAGGAGTGCGAGGCTCTCCAAGAATATTTTTAGTTAACTGCTTAGTTGAAACAGCAGACTGAACCTGAGGCATTGGTTTGAAAGTGTCTACTGACTCTGTTGTATTAGCAGGTACATCTACATAACTACCATTTGTAAGTTTTACTTTTACGCTTTGACTTTCTGGATTTATTGACTCGATAGTTCCCGTGTATTCAGGGTTTCCACCAATAACAACTTTTCCACCAGCCTTAGCAAACTTGCCCATTTTGTCACGAACCTGACCACGAGCCTTTTCTGAGCGCTCTTCTGGGGTGTAGTTTCCATCTTGATTTGTTGGTGCGCCACTTGATGGTGCTTCACCTGCGGCAGTTAGAGAATCATCTACTTCTGAATATTCTTCATACTCACTATAATCAGTTTCATCGTATTCAACTTCGTCTACTAAATCCCAGTCGACGCCATCCATCTCATCAACAAATAGTTGAGACTCTTCTGGCTCAATTTGAGAAACATAAACTGCTTTGAAAGGGTCTGCTTCAAAGAGACCAGAAATAATTACTGCTGTTTTGGAATCTATAGGCAAGTGTAGTTTTGATACATTGTCATAAGCATCGTCAAGAGACTTATCGTAGGTTTCAAAGTCGTGATTTATATTTCCTAAATCTTCCCACATAGCATCGTCCCAAACAAAGACAGAGCCATCTGGATTTACTTTATAAAGACGGTCAATCCCTGAACCATCTAAACGAACACGCATATAAAATTGAGGTGCCATTTCTTCTGGCATAACTTCTGCTTCAATAAATGAGTTAAGGTCAACTGACTCTGGCTTAGCGTAGTCAGACATGACATACTCGAAAGAGGCGGTAATAGAGTTAGATTGGGCTTTTCTATTTTCACGATTTACAATTGCTGTAGCCCAAGACTTAGCAGCATCCCCGCCCCACAGTGCCCAAGCGATACGTCCGTTGCTTGGATAGTTTTCTTGTCCAGGCTTGTAGCCTTTGCCTTTTTTATCTACTTCATGGCGTGGAAAATATTTAGCAATATGACGAATTTTACGAATACCAATTTGTCCACCACGAGCAAGAGTGCGAGCAGTGTTTAGACCGACTGGAGTTCCGCCACGCTTTTCTTCCTTACGCCATTCCAATGCTCGTTTTGCTTCGGCCTGAACTGATTTAGGAATTGTGTATAAGCGGTCATTGTTGGAAAAAACTTTAATATCAAGGTCTGTTGTAGCAGCAACAGCAAGTTCAAAAGGGATAGAAGATTCTGGTTTTGTTTGGTCGCCATCAGGTATGAAAGATGCGACCATAGAGTCAGCATCACCTACAGAGCATACGAGTTTTGTTTGTTCGTCAACAATTACGGCTTTGCTATCGGCAACGAATAGAACCTCATTGCCACTGCGACCAATAAATTGCACTTTTTACTCCGTCTCTGGACTTACTGACTCGTACTTCACAACTTCTTCAATCGGAATAGCCAAGTCTTGCTCATCGGCTTCGTCATAGACAGAAATGAAGGCGGGGTCTACGTATACGATAATTAAACCATCAAAATCTAACTCCCAATCGTCTTCTAATGAGATTTCTTTCCATTGACCTTTGTCGCGGTAAAAATCACCATCATCAGATTGGTAAGTAAGAAATGCTGCCTCATCCAGGTCAGTGTCGCAATGACATATTAAGTCAGTTGGAAACTCTGGATTGTTTGGTGAGAATGCCATTACTGCTCCTTAGCCTTTTCGTCATCAATTGGACCTCCCGAAACCCATGCACGGCAGGTTCTAGCAGACGCACATTTGAAATCGAATGCTTCGCAGTATCCAAGTTCTCCAGCCTCGTCTATTGCATCAAACTCATCGGACTGAGTTTCTCCAGTCAGCCCTTGAGAGATGCAATCCTTCATTGATGATGTGACTACGAAAACAGCGCAATTACCACAGCGCTGTTGCTTTGCAGTTTCCACATCTACGCTCCACTCTGTTGCCAGTGCTTGCCAATATTCATTATTTGGCTCATCTGGATTTAGTGGACCGTACATAGCAGTGTCAATAGCATTTTTACGGTTCTTTAGGTTTAGAGCGATGTCTTGAGTAGCAGGTGGGCAAGCATCTCCAACTGCTGCGGTCATTGGCTCTTCTTGACTTGCTCTAAATTCTCTTGCATCTTCAAAAGAAACAATTTCATCCATAACAACCTCGTCATAGGAGTCGTCTGAAATTTCTTCATCTCCAGTTACATTTTTATAGGAGAGACCAGAAATGTTATACATAGCAAGAGCAGCCCAGCCGTCAGCATCTTTAGGAAGGCTTCTCTTATTATGCTTCATAACATCAATAAGCATCTCTTTTCTTTCATCATCAAACCCACTATCTGGGTCTGAGATATAAATAAAATCGGAGTCTGCTGCTACGATAGACAACACATAGTTATAGCCAGTATAAACTTCGTTATCTGGATATCCGCGATATATTTTTATTGTCATAGTGTCATCCTATCTTTTCCTCAATATGCGCTTCCACTTGGAATTATCAATTCCACGAAGAAGTTCTAGTCTTTTAATTATTGCATCTAAATCAGCGTCAGTAATGTCTTTTCCGCGCTCTCGTTCTAGTGCTTGAACTGCTTGCTGTATGGTCATATCATTAATTCGTTTGTACAAATCAACGCCAATTTTGTCGACAAGTTGAGAAGCAATATTTATTGCTCTTCTATGACTATCGTCACTGTCAGCGCCTTGGATGTAATCGTCTGGAGACATCATTCCGCCTTTGACGATAAGTCCCGCTAGTCCGTGATCAACAGCCATAAATTGAACTGCTTCGGTGTCGTCATTTGCATTTACACCATCAAGATTTTTTACTTTTCCTACAAGGAGATTATTTCTATGTCTATCACCATTGATAAGAATTGCATCCATAATAGCAAGTCCAATAACATCTACAAAAGCACCGTTCATCGCGGCTTGTTCATGTTGTCTTAGGTACTTGGTGTCTCCGATACGCTTTGGCTCTGACTCAAAGTCAACCATTTCTCCAGCCCAGGATGTGACAACTACATCTCTTCTACTCCTATGACGGAATACTTGATAAGCGCCAATGTTTCCTAAAGCACGATTAAGGGCCGCTGATGCAATTTCTGCGTCAGCACCACGCTCTCCAACCATAGTGTCTAACTTCATAACAAACTTACGACCAGACGCTCTATGAGTTATGAAATAAGTTGTGTTTACACCTTTATCTTCATCGATTGCTACTTTTATATTGAATCCAGTGTCTTGACCGTTTATTTTTAGTTTTACATCTCTTTCAACTCTGTTCCTGTATAGGAAGTCTCCTAGTTCTTTTATCTTTGAAAAGTCCATATCAAGAAGAGCATCGCCAACCCCTAAATCAGGAGCGTTAGGAGTAAAAGCAAGTCTTTCAGCGTGAAGTTGTACAGCCAAATCACCAAGATTATTAACTACCTCTTCGCTCTTGTCTGGATCAACTGGATTATTAGAATCTTTCAGCGCCTTACCAACAAAAAAACCAAGTGCTTGACGAGCAGCGGGAGTTAACATTGCTAGTGGCTTAGGGTCGCCGTTGGCAAAAAACTCTTGTAATTCATCTTTGAATGGTTGAAGAAGTCTGTCGTTATCAACATTCAAATCATCAGCCATAAATGCTTGAAGTTTTTCTACAGGAGCAAACTCGTTTGCCTTATCAGCAATTCTTTGCTTTGCTACTTCTTCAGGGTCTAGATTATTTAATGGTTGCTTTACTACTGGACCGCCACCGCGACTTTCTAACTCTGTGCGGTAGCCATCTAATATGTCAGCAAAGTTTTCATACTTATCAGCATTAGGCTGATTGCCGTCCTTTGCTTCTACACTAGCGACTCTTCTTAAAGCATTAGCGATTTCTTCTAAGTCTGAATGAATGATGTCATCCAAATCAAGCATATCTTGATCTATAGACTTAAGATATTTTCTTAGTGCATCTCTCTGTATGCCAGCATCTCTATTAGCAGACTTCCGTGCGTTATAGTCTCCATACTCTGGAAGTCTTTGAATAATCTCATTGATAACATTCTTCATTCCATCTTTGTCTACGCCCTTAGGCTCAGGGAGTTCAGGAAGCGGTGCAGCAAGTCTCTTGTTGACAAGTTCTTGACGTTTTGCTTTTATCTCTTTAGATATTTTTTCAAGTTTATCCGCTGCATCTTGAGCAAAAGCATCATTAGATTCTCTTCTCAAACGGCGAATTGCTGCATCTAAATTGTATTCGCTTATTTCGTCTACACCAGCGCCTCCAGCAAATTTAGAATTAATATCATCTAGTGCTTGACGAGCGTTTCTTAAGTTTAACGCGGCTTTGTAGTTTCTTGCTTTTGGAAGAGCATCAGCAATTTGCTGAAGCCCAGCGACAACATTTTCCCTATTCTCAAGGTCGTCAAACTTGTTCCCGAAGTCAGCCTTGAATTTTTCTAATTTGGCATCAGCAGCATCAGCATCAGGCTTATCTGCGGCTGGAGCCTCTACTGGAATACCTTCTACAATTCCATTTTCATCAGTTGGCATAAAGTCCATTTTTTGAATTGTAAAGTTTTTCATTTGGCCACCTTCAAAGCCACCAACATTTACATTTCCATTTTGTGGATTTACCCAGACGCGCTTAGGAGTAAAGTTTCTTGCTTTTCCGTTGTACATAAAAGCAATAGCATCTCCATCAGCAATTGCTTGCTCAATTTGCTCTTTCAAATCTTCTTCTTTGTCTCTACCTAGGTTTCGGTCAACTAAAGCACGAATCCTTTGCCCCTGAGCCCGTACTGGTTCTTGTGGCTCTACATCAACAGGTGCCCCATCTTTTGCTTCTTGGAACCCTGCAAGCCATTCGTTCCAGAGTTCAGCCTTATTAGGTCCAGCAGGTCCAAACTCCCACATTTCCATAAACTCTTTGTCGTTTGCTGGTAGTTGATTTCCTCTACCACCTCTAGCAAATGCTTGACGTCCTAATTCTTTTGCTCTAAGTTTTTTAGCCTTTTGGTCGTCTTCTGCTTTAGGTAATGCTGGCTCTACCTTAGGCTCTTTTACAACACGTCCGCCAGGACCTTCAATGCCAAGTCCACGATCTACTGGCTTTGCTTTTGGTCCACGGAAATCAGGAAGAACAATGTCAGTGTTATCTCCCTTTTGAAGAATAAGATTTCTACCCTTCAGTTCACGGCCACCTTGACGGAATGCCCATTTTTCATCTTCACCTTCAAATTGAATGATAAGTTTGTCTAGGTAAATAACTCCTTTACGGCCTTGACCACCAGCCTTTTGACCTTCTTCAACTTGTGCGCCCATACGAGCCTTTACAACACCACGGCCCCACTTAGCATTTTTTACTGGGTCCTTGAAGCGAACAACATCTCCCTCTTGTAGGGCAATGCCATTTCTATCTTCGTAGAATCCTTCTTCTTTATATCTTCCACCCATTGGGCGACCCTCTTTAGCAACAATTCTTTCTCCAAGAGGCTTACGCTTAATTTGTCCACGCTTTGCTCCAGGAACTGCTTTTGTTCCCTTTGGCTCATCAATAATTTCAAACTCTTGATCTTCAACACCAGGACGACGAATGTTACGAAGCGGTGAGTCAGCCTTGAAGTAGCGAGGTTCAATTCTTCCATTGACACGGTTTTGAATCATGAATTCATACCTATCAAGGACACCGATGTAGCGTGCTGCAAGAACTTCCTCGAAGTTACCCCAGAATGGAGACCAGAAGAAATCGCCAACTTGAACTTCTTGGGCTTCAATAGGTGCTAAACGACCAGCGTTTTCCTCAACCCAAGCGTTATCTTTTTCTTTTGCCTTTTCTTCTTCAATTTTTGCTTTTGCATCTTCAGATAGAGGTTTTGGCTCTCTCTTTTTCTTCTTCTTTGGCTCTTCAAATACAGGTTCGTTATATCCTCCGCGTCCAAAACCATCTTTTTCAGCAGACCAGGCTTTAGGAAGTTCATCTCTTACTGCACCTGTTTCTTCGTTCTTCCACTTTCCATCTTCTTGAAGAATATAAACTTCTTCTCGTGGAGGAACTCCAGGAGCACTCGGTATAAATTTAACGCGGGCTTTAGTGCCAACAGGTCTTCCATTAATGTTCTTTGGCGCATCTTTATCTTCTACTGGTTGTTCTGGATTTTGAAGAGCGTCAACTACACGAGCAATAAACTCGCGGCCTTCTTTCTCTGCCTTATCTTTGTCAGGATGATTTGTAGTCTGATTTGCTAACAAATCTCCGTCAAGGTCACGAACAACAGCGTCTGCTTGGAAGTCTGGCTTCTCGTCGCCAACGTTTTGAATCTTGATGTCTCCAGCAAGATTGTCTGGTAGGTCTTGTACTTCAATAATTTGTGGGGCATTGTTGGCATCGCCTGGAATGTCTCCGCGAGCAATAGGAACATCTTTTGCTCGTGCCTCTTCTGGCTCTGCTTGTTCCTTACGCTTTTGGTCAAGCAAATCTTTTGCATGAAGTTTGATAAGTGCTTCACCCTCTGCTTTAGCACCTTCAGCAGTTCTGTACTCTTCTTCTACTCTGTAGATTTCATTTCCATCATCGCTATTGTGGATAAGTGCACGAAGTGCAAATCTTCCTCCAGGTGTCTTATCAATAATAATTGTGCCAATGCCAATGCCTGGAAGACCAAAAGCATCAAGCCAAATTCTCTCTGCTCCTACCTCTTCTGCATTCTTATCTAAATCAACAGGGTCGTTAGCAATAAACGGTGCTGCTTCACCTTCTGGCATAACTTCTGGAACATTCAAATCTTCTGGATTCTTAGGACGACGAACTCCGTCTAAGAACACTGTATGGAAATGTTCGTATGTAGAAACTTCTCCGTTTTCAATATTACGTCGATAAACTCTAACTTTTCCTGGCTCAAGACCAAACTCTTCTCCACCACGAAGAGCAACTACTTGCCAGATAATGTTTCCATCCTTAGAAGACATAAAGTCTCCAGGAAGTAAATCACGCATACGAATATTTTCACGAGGTAGAAGAACGGCGTTGTCTGGGTTAAGCACCCAGTCGCGGTCCATCATTCTCATCTTTCCTTGAGGGAACATCGTGTTAGGTGTGAAATCAAGAACTACAACTTCATCACGAGCACGAACTGGTTCTGGCTCAAGGCCGACAGGACCAGCATCAATATTTTCGCCAGGGTTTGGAGTACCAACAGCATCTTTTACAGCACCATCAGTGTTTACGGGCTTGCCATTGAGACCATCTCGCATTGCCTTAGCAGCAGCGTATTCAGCAAGTTGTCCTTCGTAAGCATCGAAGGCTGCGTTATATCCATCCATCTTTGCCACATACTCATCGTTGCGAGCATCGACATCAAACAAATCTTTACCAGCATCAAGTTCAATTCCCTTGTCAATAAGAGCATTGAAAATCTTTGCTGCTGCTTCTGCATCAGCATCTGCTGCGTGCCAATTTTCTAAGTCAACGCCAAGATGTTTAGCAAGGTTTCCTAAAGCGTAATGATTTTTACGGCCCTTAGGAGCCTGAGGACGGTTTTCCTTAGGTTGGTCTTTGAAGATGTCTCGTGCCATTGGCAGAATGTCTAATAGACCTCCTGGAGCCCAGTCAAGACCATGACGGTCAGCAAGACGACGAGCAACTTCATCATCAAAAACCATATTTTGTGCGCCGAAGATTGCATTTGGTCCTGCCCACTCCAAGAACTGACGCATTGCATCTTCTTGGTTTGGTTGCTGACCTAAGAAATCATCATTGAGTTTGTTGCCCTTGTCATCTACAGCGTTAGGGATTCCATCTGTATCACGACCAGCATATGTATCAGCAATAGAGCGACCTGGGTTCATAAAAATATTTACGCGGTCAATAATTTCACCGTTGCGAACACGAACACCAGCAACTTGCCATGGCTCGTTGCCATCTTCTGGATCTACTCCAGTTGTTTCAAAATCAAAGAAGACTAAATCTTTATCCTTAAGAAGTTCACGGAACTTATTCCAGTCTCCACCTGCTTCACGAGCAATTGCAGCCATATCACCTTGGAAGGCTGGCATTTCAATCTGACGTGGAGGTGTAGGGCGTCGCACAGCGACAGCATTAGGAATATCTTTATCTTGCTCTGCAACATTATCCTTCTGGTTAATAACTGGAAGGTCTGCTGGTGCTTGCCACAAGGCTGCGGCCTCATCAAGTTTCTTCTGATGCTCTGCACGCTTGGCAGGGTCCTTATCTGGACGCCATTTACCATCAACAACGTTGTGAGGTTGGTGTAACTCTTCTAAATCACCCTTTGCAGGTGGTTCAACGTTACGAATAACATCGATAGGGCCGTTTGCCTTCCACTCTTTTCTTTGAGTGACGTGTCCTGGGTAGTAACCCTCAACACTGACAAACTCTGGCTTTGTGTTTTCGTCAACAAAAATTCTTTCAATTACAAAGTGACCCTTCTTAGGGTCTGTAGTTACATCTCCAGCCTTCAAATCAGCAGCACGAGAGATAACACGATGTGGCTGGTTTGCTGGTTCTGTTGGGTCAACAAAACGCTTCTTTGCTGCGTCTAGTTGTATGTCGTAGTCAGCACGAGCAGCATCAAAGGCTGCTTGGTCTTCTGCCTTAGCAAATCCCCAAGAGCCATCTGCGTTTTTCTTTCTGCGACCAAAATCTTTTTCTTTTGGCTTAGAAAGAACTGGTAGGTCTCCCATTTCAGGAGCCTGTGCGCCACGAATTACTGGAATCTCACGCCATTCATTCCACTGCTTTGTATCTTGTTCGACATGGCCTGGGTAGTAACCCTTAATCTTTATGCGATCTGTTCCTGGAACTTTCTCGCCAACTTCTGTAATTACAAAATGGTCGCCAACAGTAATATCACCAGGCAAAATGTCTTTTGCTTTTACAGTAATACGAATTGGTGGTCTATTTCCATTTCCACCTGGAGGTGTTGGTCCATCTCCACCGTCCCCTGGGGCTGGAGCAGGTGCAACGTTTGCTGCCGCTGGATATTCTTCAAATCCGTCTGGAATCTCTTGTAATCCATCAACCTCAAAATCATCTGGGGCTGCTGGTCTAATGTTTTTGTTTTCTGGAACAGAAACAATGTCTAAACCTTTTTCACCTTCTGTAGCAGTGCCTGGCTTGCGCTCTGCTGCAACTGGAAGTTCTGCAACTGGTGCATTTCCATCTGGGAAATCTCCAGCCTGTTCTGAAATACGCTTTTCTTTTCCAAAGGCTGCCCAGCGTTCTCTTTGAGCAGGACGAGGCATATCAACTGCCCATGATGTTTCAAAATCATCTAAAGCGCTCTTGTAGGCTTCTGTATGGTTATCTGGGTTAGCGAAGAAATCTGCAATCTCCGCTTGAGTCATTGAATCAAAAGCGGCAATCTGTTCGTCAGAAAAACCATAGCCTTTAGCAAACTCTTTAATTTTTTCACGAGATGCTTTTGCATACTCTGCCTTGCGAGCATCTAGGTCTGCCTGTACTTCATCCCAGTTTTCATAAGTCTTTGGTTCAACAAGACCATTGCGGTCTTTTACAGTTATCTTTCCATCTTTATCAGTAGATGCTTCAAAGTTATTCAAACCATAAACGTTGTTATAGTTTTCTGGAAGAGCACGGCCAAACATTCTTCCTACTGTTTGTGAGATTCCCCAACCCTCAGGAACATTACGTCCTTGGTCATCAACACGGGCTTCAGCATTGGCTTTTAGTTCTGCTATGCGGTCTTCGACAGCCTTTCTTTCTGCTGCTTGCTCTGCCATCAAACGCTCGTAAGCATTCATTGGCTTTGCTTCAGTTGGAAGGTCTAGAGGAAGTTCTGCTTGTTGCTCTTCTTGTCCAACAAATCCTTCATCAGCAATTGACTTAACAAGTGCGTTTGTATCTTCTCCAAGAAGTTGTAAAGCATCACGCACTGCTTCTACAGGAACGTTTGCTACAAACTCTTCGCCATCATCATCTTTCATAGACACGTTTGCGTGTCCTGGAATTGGATTACCTGGCTCAATACCACGCTTTAGTTCTTCAACAAGTTTTTCTTTTTCAACAGACTGCGCCAAGAAAACAGGGTTGTCGCTAAATCCAACTGGAAGATTTTCATTCTGGTCTTCTTCAGTAACTTCTTTCCAGTTTTGGTATGGCTCAGGATTGATTTTGTGATATCCCGCTGGCATATCAATATCATCATTTTTTGGAAGATAAGGAGTGTGGTCTTTAGTTTTCATAAATTCAGCCATCTCGGCTTCGCCAAGACCATCTAATACAACTGGAAGTGGAACTAGGTCCATCTCTTCTTTATTGAAATCTGGAATCTCTGCTGCTGGTGCCTCATCTGCGTCGCGCTCAATAGTTCTTTCAAACGCTTCAGCAATATCTGGATTAGGTCCACTAACATTCTCTGAGCCCTTACGGAAGTCAGCAAGTGCTTCTTCGTTTTGTTTAGTTCCAAGTTTTTTGTCGTAGATTCTTGCAAGTTCTAGAGGAGCATCTTCGCCAGCCTCTTGAAGAGCAAAAAACAATGCTTCTGCTGGAACAAACTCGTCTCCGTTATTGAAACCAAGTGCTCCATAGCCAGTTGCGTTTTCGCCATCTTCTTTTGGAATAACTGCTTCTTCTAAAGCAGCAACTAAATCACGAGGGTCATACTTTTGTGCAAGTTCTACAGGGTCATCAGTAAAATCTGTTGACTCTTCATCAATACGACCTTCAGGGTCATATGATGAATCTGGGTTAATTATTTTTGCGCCTTCAGGAATAGCAAAAGCAAAAGCCGCTGCTTTTTCTTTAGGTTTTATAATTTCTTGTTTTTGTTTTTGTTGTTCTTTTGCTTCTGGAAATTCTGTTTCCTGAGAAGGCTTATCAATTTCATCAATCTTATCTAAAATCTCTGACCAAGATTTGGCATCGATAATTGGGCCTTTGCCATTGCTTGCAGTTAGATTACCAAAATCATCCTTAGTAACTCTCCACTCTTCATTCTTCCAAGTGTAGCCACCTAATTTTTCCCAGCCGTCTGGTGCTTCAACAAATTCAATATCTTCTTCGTTTATTACATCATCGCTAACTGAATAACGAACTGGTGCTTTGCTAAATCCGTCAGCAGTTGGATTAAGGATTGCTTTTACGAACTCGCCCTTTGAAGGTGGAATTTTAGCAATTCGACCATCTGGAAGTTCTACAAGAACATTTTCTCCATCATTGGAGTCCATAAGAGTTTTACCAACAACGCTAAATACTTTTCCAGCACGACGAACTAGAGCACGAAGACCTCCGCCTTGGTATGCGAATCGACCTTTGCGGTCACGACGTTGTAGTTTTGCACGAAGAGAACGAGCAATTGGAGAATTTCCATCGCCCATAGCAGCAAGCAATGTCTCGGTTGGCAAAGTTCCTTGTGGTAGACCAGCAAGAATTGAGTTGTAGTAAGTGTGTTCTACAGAGCCAAACTCTGAAGTAAGTGCTGATGCAAGAATTACTCGTGCACGTTCATCTGTAATTCGTGCGTCATCAACAAACCAACGAGCACGAGAAGATTCTAAAGCAGATGCTGTAAGAGAGTGGTCACGAGTTGAGCGTGGGTGTGAGATTGGAAGTAAATCTGTGTGTGAAAGAGTTAAAGAGTTGTTCTTATTGTTTTGAGCAAGGTTGATGTACTGAGTAAGTTCCTTCAAAGCCATATGCTCACGTAGTGAGAATGGAAGATGACGTGTTGCTTGAAGTGAGCGAAGAACTACAGTAAATGCTGCCTTCTTTGTGATACGGCGAGAAGTATTAGCATTTGTGTTCGCCTGTTCAATTACAGAAAGTGCTGACTCACGAATACGAAGAGCCTGGCTCATTGATTGAGAGCGACGTCCCTCTTCTGAAATTGCGTGACTTAGTCTGCGAATTCTGCTCACTCTTATATACCTTCCTCAAACTCTGGTAATAAATCTCCATCAAGACTTGCATGACCCAAAGATGCTAAAAGCGAAGCACGAAGAAAAGGGTCATCGCCATTTCTTACGCCGCGAAGCCAACTTGCTCTAATTGCTTCTTCTGCTTCATATCCATAACCTGAATACTCTGCCATAGCAAGGATAGCGTCTTCTGGATATAGGTAATCTTCTTTATTTTTTAGTTCAATATTAAGTTCTTGCTCGTATGCAAACTCTTCAACATCTTTCATAGATGTTTTTCCTTCTTTTTTGATTACGCCATCAGGAAGAACAGCAAAACGACATACTCCCATTGGCTCTACAGGTAGGGAAATGATTTGGCATTGGTCTCCGCCAGCATAAAGAACGCAGTTGGCGCAATGAACGCCGATTTCTTGGTCTTTGTTATCTGCCGCAGATGTGTAGCCAGCCCATATGCCAGTTTCATCTTCATTAAACTTTCCATACTTGGTAGCAATCTCAACAAGTGCTGCTGCTAACTCTTGTTCTTCTGGAACAAGACCTGCTGCTGTAATTGAATTAAATTTTTTAGTAGAACGAGGATGTCCAGAAGGTAAAAGGTCATTGTCAGTGGTGTAAGCAGAGTTAGTAGGCTTTCCAGACTTGAGAAGTTTTAGAAAAGCATTGACGCGACCCATAGCCCATTGATTGCGATTCATTCCAGGACGATGCGAGACACTAAATGCTCCTGCGCCACGGCGATAGACCGCTTTGAGCATTCCTAGCGATGCTTTACGTCCAGATGGTGCTTTTTCATTATGCTTAGAAACTTTTTCTTTCAAAGATGCTTCAACTGATGCTGAAAATTTTACTTTGCGTGCTTCTTTAGTTCCTTTAGCAGAATCTTTTTTGTTTTTTGATGAACCTTTAATCTGATCAGACTTCGGTGCTGGTGTCTGGCTGATTGTCTTCGACATTTGGTTCACCGCCTTCCGCAGGTGCTCCAGAAGTTGCTTGTTGTAGAAGTTGTTCAACACTTTCAGGTAGCGGAGCAACAGATGCGCCTTGTTGAGCCTCTCTTACCTTCATCATAAGTTCAGGACTTAGTGCACCAAGCATTGCTTCAGTAAGTTCAGGTGTGATTGCTCCCTTTTCAAAGAGCATTCTGATTCCAACTTCTTCTGCTGTAGGTGTATCAGATGCAGAGAAGCCGTGAGCACGACGCCATGTCTCTCCAGAGATAATTCCTCTGTCAAATCCAGAGTCAGCATCCATTGCTCTGTCATTGCGAGTTGAAACTGCGCTTGGGTCATACCAAACAACAATTCTGTCAACCTCAGTTGCGTTGAAACCTTGAGCAGTGAGGTATGGGCGTAGATAGACGATAGTCAAAGCATCTGCAATGAGCAACATCAATGGTTCAATGTGTGCCTTGTAGAGTGCTTCGTCAATTTGTAGAGCGTTCGAATATTTCACATTGGCAAGACCAGTGACTACATCCTTTGGAACATCTAAACCTTGAAGGATACGTTCAAGAACACGGTCTGCACGTTGAGCCAACGCAGGGTCGAACGAACGCTCAAACTTAAATTGTTTAATGGCATCGCCAAGTTCGGCAGGGCCACGAATGATAAGCGGAACAACTGCTGATGCGGATTCTTCATCACGAATCGGAGTTGTCATTGCATCAATAAGTTGTTCTTCAAACTCATCTTCTGCTTCTTCTGCTGTAAAGCCAGGATTTAATTCACTGTCTGCCTCATCATATGGATAGTCAGGGTCGCCTTGTGCAGCAACTGATAAACCATCTGGTAAGTAAAGAGCGCCAGCGTTTAGGCGAGAGCGTGCTGTTGCACGGAATGTTCTGTTGAGCAAAAGAAGTTCTGCGCAAAGGTCTAGAAGACCGCGTAGTGATGAATCTGCTTCATCTGAGTAACGTGGATGTGAACGCCAAATGCGTCCTACGAATGCACCATTAGCAAGACGATTAACTCCTATAGATCCACCTGCTGTTTGTTCACGGCGACCAATAACGTTGTATCCACCACGAGCATCTGCCATAATTTCATCAACGGAACGAATGTCCCAAGATTCAGGAACGCCTGATCCCTTTTTCTCTGGCATCTGAACTAAATAACATTCACCAGCAACTGAAAGATTAAGTGCTGCATCCTTAAGAAGTCCTGCTTGTCCGCCGTATGCAGAATCTAAACGAGCAAGTGCTCTTTCTGCGGCAGCAGCAAGACGTGGATCAATAATTCGTGCATTGCGTACAGATGTTGGGGACTCAGATGCGTTCTCTACAACCGCTGCATAAATTCTAATTCGTGAAACAACTGATGCAACAAGGTTGAAGGCATACTTCACTTCACCGATTGCGTCGTAGTATTCCCATGCTTCTGCTTGCCATGCTGATGAACCAGCGGCGCGACGTTGTCTAAATTGTTCAAACTCGCCTTTATCATTAATTTTGATTTGAACTGCGGCAGCAGTTAAAGAACGTGGAGTTGAATATGCAACAGAAGATGCAGGTGATGATAAAAATACTGAGGCAGGTCCAGAAACTTTAGAAGAACTACGACGAGCAACTAATTGTGTAGAGCGAGTAGTAGATTTTGATTTACCCTTTTTAGGCGAGGATGCTTTCTTGGGAACGGCAGGACGAACAGGTTCACTGGATGGTTCTTCGCGTTTGAATACGCCCACAGATTTACTCCTCGTCTTCGTTACGGAACACCAGGACTACCTATCCTCGTGTGCGGATAACAAGCCAGCAATAGCAGAAAGCGCTAAGACTATTTCAACTACTTGCGTGGCCTCTGGAATAATGATACGGGATATTACAAGTAATGATGCGACCCAAACACTAGTACACCACATACAGGTAAAGAAATACCCGAACTTATTGCTCTCTGGAGGGAACTTTTCCCATATCCAGTTACGGGGTTTATCAAAAATCTCGTCTCTAACTATCAACCTAGATATTCTGTAGGTCGCTAGTCCAGCAATTGCTAACTGGAAGAAGTCTGTAATCAATTATCCCCCTGAACCATCAAAGTGCTTCCATAAGGGCTCCAAGAACGCAAGCGTGAGCCGCATCCACAGTTGTCATCCTTTTTGAAGGCTATAAGTTTTCCTGTTTCGGTAATCACTCGATGTACCTTTTCGTATTTCTCATAAAAAGTAATATTTTCTTGGAACACTAGATTAGGTCCTGACGGAGAGTCTACAGCGATAAGCAACTTATTGTTGAAAACCACGACACGACACCTATCAAGCCTTCTGGTTCCTTTCGGGGCAGCACCTTTGGGCATCAACTCTCTCAAATCCTCTAAAGAATTCGGTTCTGCCAAAGCAACTACTGATGGAAATACATCTGCTTGTACTCTCACTTAGTCTCCGTGTATTCAGATGGTATGTGGAACTCAAGCCAGCCAAGATAAGACTTAGCAAGAGTTAGTGGGACTAGTAGAGGCTTCTCTCTAGTTGCTTTCTCTGGTGTTAGAAAGGTTTCTAAGTCGCTAGGCTGTTTAGCAACAGGGCAATACATCCAAGACTCTGTTTCCTGAAGTGTTGCTAATGGAAAAGCAATAGGGTAGTGTGATTTTTCAGAGGTAAGTGTCTCTAAACGTCTGGCGTTAGGTCTGGACTTTACTTTTTTAGGGTTGAACCAGACTGCTACTACAAGGTCTTCTTCAGAGTATGTGCCAGAAGTGTTTTTATAGGTTCTAGACATTGCTTAGTCGCCTTGCCATTGCTCTGTAGGTAACTCCAGCGGCTTCAGCGATGTCCGCAGCGGGTACGCCACGGTCTCTAAGTTCTTTTGCAATCGCTGTGAGTTCCTTGTTGGCTATCGCAAGGGGGCTATTGCTTGGTGTCTTTGCTCTATATCTCTTTGAGAGGTCAGCAAGTTGCTTGAGTTGAGGTCTCAACTCTGGCGGAACGCTTGGGGAGATAGACCTCATGCGTGGGGCATTGTTTAGTGGGGCGGTAGAGGTTAAAGATTTAGGTGGGGTAGGTGGGACTGGCCTTCTCTGCTCTTCTGACTTAGCATTCTTGACCCAGAAGTGAACTGTTGACTTAGGACGAACAGGTTTGAGTGAGTTAGCAATTACAGCCAATGACCAGCCAGCCTCCCAAAGGGCACGGAGGCGTGGGGGAAGCATTTCATCTGGAAGACTGGACAAAAATCTCACCTCATCATCTGGGAGTCTTGTCTTTTTCTTCATACCCCTATCCTACAGGGTTTTTTAGATGCCGTACAAGACTAAAGCAGCAAAATCATTGGACGACAAAGACGAATATATGAACCTTTCCATATTTTGGTTTTGGCCTGTGACAAGGCTCTGCATAGTATTAACACTTTTCCAAATCGTTTCCGGATAAAAATAAACTACAGACAACTTTTTATTTTTTTCTTAGGTTCTGAAGTCTTAGGTAATCTTTTTTTATTATTTTATTTATTTATTTGGGCTATAAGACTTTTATTGAGGCGTTCTTGTCTCTAAAAACTTACAAACAATTATTATTTATTTTATTTTCTAAACTTTCTCTAGTGTCTAGTGTTATCACTTGGTCATCTCTCCGGCTGACTAACTTACAAACAACTTGGCTAGTGTCTTAGACATAAGGGGGCTAAGTGTCAAGGCTTTTGATAACGATTAGATAACAAGGGGGCTAGGCTCTTGTCTAAAGGTGTGATACAAAACACTAACAAAGACTAGGACAATACTTGACAATAGTCTAGGCGTGTTCTAGTGTTAGGTATGTAGTCAAAGGGGCTACACGAAAAGACAGGAAAAGAAATGACACAACACGGGGTAAGCATTACAACTGAAGGACATAACTACAACTTCGTAGTAGATACCACCGCACAGGTTAGAGACTTGCTACTCAACACCACCGCACCAATTACTGAGGTAATTGTTATGGAAGAAGGCTACGGCAAGGAAGCCCGTATGCTAAACGCTGAGGAAATCTTGGCTATTGTCCTCAACCACCCAAAGCCAGCCCTATCTCTAGTCTAATAAACTAGGCAAGGAAGCCCCCGCAAGGGGGCTTTTTTGTTGCCAAAAGTATGACCAGTCATCTGCCTTTTAGGGCTTGACAAGCGTGGAACAGTATCATAGTCTTATCTCATAAGCACAGAGAGTGCTTACAGACAAGGGGAAATAAAATGACAACAGCACTACTTCAGATTATCGCAGGCGCACTACTTCTAAACACACCTCTCATCATCCTATGGATTATGGAAGCCCGCAAGGTGAGCAAGCCAAAGCGCAAGGCGTCCAAGCCTGAGAACTTCGCAGTAGAAAACTTCTGGGCAACTAACTAAAACTTACAGAGAAGCCCCCCGCAAGGGGGGTTTTTCTTTTGCCCTAAAGATGTGATAGGAAACACACCCTAAAGACTTGACAAGCGTAAGACACTAGCATAGGCTTATCTTATAAGCACAAACAAGGGGGAAAGATGAAAAACAAAAAGAAAGTAGTAGGACTTGGAAAGGTCTGCTATTCCTGCTCGGTAGAGATTATGAGCAACGAGGATTACACCGCACTAGTCCATAAACAAAAAGGCGCAGAGACTATGGCACTAGCGCACACAGACTGGACAGGTTGCCAAAAAGCCATAAATCGCCCAGAGAGCAGACTTGAATACCGCTTACAGGTATCAAGACAAAGGGAAAGCGAAGCCTCGCTAACCCTAGTCTAAAAACTAAAAGCCCCCGAAAGGGGGTTTTTTTCTGGCGAAGGTAGCCAAAAAGTAAAAATCTGGCTAACCGGTTCTACTTCTACAAACAACTTTCGCAGACTATCCGCACACAGCGTTCTAAACCCTAGACTAAATGTGTCCTAAAACACACCCTAAAGACTTGACAAGCGTAAGGCTATGCCATAGTATTATCACTAAGACAAGGGAAAGGAAAGAAAATGCGAGGACTACCTGATAGCGCAATAGTAGGAACTTACAAACGCCTACACCGCAAGCCAAAGCGTAAAGCACCTATTGTTAGTTATGACGAGCAAGCAGAAATAATTGGTAAATTATTCTCTTGGGTCGTAGTAAAAGCAATAAAAGCAACGCACAAAGTAATTTATAAATAAAACTTGACAAGGGCTATTCCTATGGTCTAGCCTTACACTTATCAAACAGAAAGGAAATAAAATGCTTGCTATCAAACTAAATGCTGAAGGACAAGCAGAGGAAGTCCAACTAGCAGATGAAGGTTCTCAACTAGAGCAACTTCAATCTGCCGTAGGCGGACTTGTTCAAGCGATAGACTTCACCGCAGACTTGACAATCTGGGTAAATGAAGAAGGAAAACTTTATGGGTTGCCAATCAACCCTATGGCAACTTTCTTATGGGAAAAGTATTTCGGACTTACTGACTTTATTTGTGGAGATGTAATCTTCACAGGTGGCACAGGTGAGGAAGGCGAAACGCTAGGACTCAATGATGAAACCGCGAAACAACTTCGTGAGTTTCTCCGTATTGACTAACTCAAACAAAGGACAAAATGACAACCGCAATCAACTTCCGCACTAACCCCGGCCAACTAGAAAAGGCTCACGGGGCACGCTACGCAATTAGAACAGAAAGACCTACTTTCTATCGCAGGGCAGGGCAGAACAAAATAGCAAAACTACAACTACCTGAAAATGTGGTTGTGGCTTTTTCTATGCTGACAAGCCCACTAGATAAAAAAATGAGAAACGATTATGTAGTGGCGTTAGTAGGTGCTGGCTGGACACAAGCGTCCGTAGCGAGAGCGTCTAAATTATCTCCGCAGATGATTAGAGTAATTCTAAACTCTCACACTAGCACAGGCGTTCCGCCAACGCTATTTGTTCCACCCGTTCCAAAGCACGCACCAAAGGTAGGGCAATCTCGTTATGTAATGCCTACACCTGAACTACTGGCAAGGCTGAAGGAACTTCAACCCTACGCACAGCAGGTAAGAGCAAACAGCCCTCGCTTTCGCGCTGAGGCTGAGGAATACACCTACCTACTCAATCAAGCACACAACGAACAAAAAGTTACTCTCTATCGCTTGGCAAAGTTATTAGGAGTAACTACTTCGGCACTTGCTTTCCGCTTGGTTCGGTATGGATACCGCACAACTACACTAGGAAAATCTTCTTCCTACAAGCCCGTTCTACACAAAAACAGAAGCACAGTCTAAGTTCTGGTTCTGGAATAAAGAAAGCCCCCTAGTTTTTGCTAGGGGGTTTCTTTTTTGACGCCTTATGCCGTCCTTCCAAACTCCACACAAGGACGCAAAAAGTAAAAAACAACGCCCTGCAAGTCAAGTTTAAGTGACGAGCAAGGCGTTGATTTTGTTAATACTTAGTTAGTGACTTCTACTGAAGTCCCTTCGAACAAACAAGAGATTAGTTTCTCGTCCTGAGCATTGACTTTTTCTACCGAAGTCTTAGCAAACTGAGCGAGAGACTTCATAGTCCCTGCACTTAGCCAACCAAACTTGTCACTACCCGCATCGAGAAAGCCGAGTTCGACAAGACGGAATTGCACCAAACCAACTGATGCAGAATTTCTGGATTTCGACTCGAAAACAAGGTTCGACAACGAAACAACTTTTTTAGATGCAGCAAGTTTTGACGGGGCTGGTGCATCATTTTTACTTTTTGCCTCTTCGACAGGTGCAGCAACAGCAACAACTTCTTCAACAACTTCTGCTTCTAGAGTTTCTGGCTCTGTCCACACGGGTTCGGGTTGCGCTGGTGGGGCAAATGTAGGGACAACTTCCGCACTCTCAAGCACGGGTGTTGGCTCTGAGACCTCAGGTTCTTTGGCGTTCTCTATCAAGGGGTTACTCCTTCGGGAAACTTCTTGAGCCAAGATTCATAGCGTTCTTGGTCTACACCATTATACCCGCTACCAACTTTCCAAGCCTCCCATTTTTCGCCACCATTACTCATGTGATAAGCAATCTCAGCATTGACTACTGGGTTGAATAGTTCCGCATTTGATTTGAGGTCAAACTTTTCTCGGCGGTCTACTCCTAGTCCGCCAATCATATTAATCTGGAAGATTCCGTATGAAGAGTCGCCTGTTCTTGTATTGCCATTGAAGGCAATAGGGCGACCATTAGACTCCTTCTTCACAACAGCCCAAGCGACCTTTAGGGCTTTGCCCTCAAACCCAACGGCATAGAGCAGTTGAGCGAGTTCTTCGTCCGTGAAGGTGGTTCGCTGGTCAGCAAACCTCTGGAGTTGTAGAGCCTTGATTTTTTCCTTATGGGCGACGATTTCAGCCTCGATAAGTTGTTCGTAGGTTTTCTTTTCTTGCTGTTGCTGCTGCACTTCGACAACAGTTTTTACTTTTTGTTCGTCTGCGTTGGACGCTTGAACATAGGTAGAGAAAGTCGAAATAACTCCAACCGAAAGCAATACGCTCAAGATTTGTTCGACAACTCTGCTCTTAGTTTTCTGCATTGATTTTCCTTTGTTTGGGGACATGGACTCTGCGTTGTATAAACCGCAGTTGGGTTGCTGACTAAGCCAACCGAGCCACCCTCATTGGGGAGACAGGTATTACTTACCTTTCCTAAGTTTGTCGTTAGGTCGTATGTCGTTCATAGGTAATACTCTATCACAGGAAAGTCAGGAAGGTAGCCTTTTACAGGCACTTTCCGCAACAAGCCCCGTGGTTGTAGTCGTTTTCATACAGGGAAAACTGGCTACCGCACTTCCAACAGGCTATGTAAATGATTTGTTTTTTCTTGGTTTTTGTCATTTTCTTCCCCTTTCATAGACAACAATACAATAGTCCAAGTTCTTTGTCAAGCGACACGCCAAAAGAATAGAGACCCTCTGACGGGGGAAGGTTTGTGTCAGAGAGCCTCTAGTCCAACTTCATTATGTCATACTATTGACAGGAAATCAAGTCCTAAGGTTTCTCCCTTATGGACAGAACAGCCGAAGTAATCGCCACAGCGCCGAGGGCTAAGGACACATCTGAGTCTCCCCAGATAGCCATTACAACAGCGAGCGCAGATGCCACGCTGGCAACTACCGCAGACCAAACTACATTGAGATTATTCATTTCCTGCCTTCTTTCTTTTAGGGCTAGTTCTACCTCTGAGACGGGCTGAAGGGTCTCTCAAAACAACTCCACTACTACGAATCGCTTTCCTCGCTGTCCTATAACAGACACCAAGTTCTTCAGCCACATCATCTATGGCAAGACCAGAGTTGTATAACTTTGCAGCATCAATCTCTATCTTTTTACTTTTTGCCACTTCTGAATTACGCCTTTCGTTTCTTCTTTTTTATCGCTTTGTAGATGAAATAAGAAAGCACACCAACTATCAACGCAGGTGTATAGACAGCAACGCTGAAGAAGTTTGATGATACTTCTATCCACTCAAACTGACAGGCAAGACCGCAATCCATTGGGTCAAGCATTACATTAGTTTCTTCCATTAGATTCCTCCCTTCACCTTCTCGTAGTGAAGTTCAGTTAGTTCTTTACGAAGTCTGTTGTTCTCCCGTATCAACTTACCTTGCGCTCTGATACCAACAACCATAACAAAGCATGAACCCGCAAGCGCAATAATTATTGCGAACATTGTTCCATTATCAAGCAACATTTGATTCTTCCTTCCTGTTAGATAAAGCAATCGCATTGGCGCAGGTGTAGCACCACTTCTCTGTTTCAATACCACCAAGCAAGAACGCATCTACGCCTGAATAAACTAACTCCGTGCTTTCGCAAGTAGCATTTATACATTTCTTCATTTTTACTTTTTCCCTATCTTTCTTCTTTGTCTAGTTTGATAAACACTTCATTTGTTTTTATTTGAGGCATTGGTAGTGCTTCCATAAAGGCTCTTGCTTCGGCACTTGTCTTTAGTTCAGACCATTTCTCAAACTGCTCATCACTCATAAAAGCAAACTTTAGTAAAAACTCCGCACGAGGTGTGCTAAGTCTTTCTCTGCTTTTGATAAAAGAGGCTTCTCTTTTTGCTAAAGCATTTGCTTTTTTAGTTCTCCAACCTGACATTATTACTACCCCCTTTAGTTATTATGGATACAACAGGTCTAAACAAAATTGATTCATTTGTTCTGTCGGCACTTTACACATCTCAGGTGTAGTAGCGTCAAGAGCCCAAGCGAACAAAGCAAGCAAAATAAGTCCAACGGCAATTCTGCGTCTAATAAACTTTGCTTCTGTTTTCATTTTGTCTTTCTCCCTTTTCTATTGACTTTCCTAGTCAATACCCTAAGATTACAGCCTTCCTGACCTTTTGTCAAACCTTCCTGACTTTCGGCGTGTCTTAGTTTCTCCACGCCGAAACATCAACTTCACTCAGCCACTTCTCAAAGCGACCATTGAACAAGGCGTGCTTGCTTCTCTTAGCCCGTATCAAGTCAATCGCTTCTTGTGGCGTGTAGCCCTCACGAATAAGGACTAGAGCCATAATTAGACCACTTCGGTTCATACCTGCTTGGCAACGAATAAGGACACGCTGTCCTCGCTTCCACTCTGCGTGAGCCATACGAACAATTCCTTGTAAATCATTTGGGTCAAAGTCTGCCATGTCGCTGTCATAAAATCCGAAACGGATTTCCTTGACAAACCAATCAACAGGATTAGCCCAAGCGTAGGCTGTAATCACAAAATCAAAGTTCTTTTTTGTAATTGCTGGCGTTGCTAGTTGGTCATAAATGTCGTCATCATCAGTTCCACCCTGCCATAAGCCGGGCAATAACTCAGACCACAATTCTTTTGGATAGTCAATCGTATAAGAGCGTGGTGCTATTTTTGTTTCTAGTAGTTCTAGTGCTTCATCTTGTGGAGAAGTGTTCATTTGTATTTCCCCTTTCTATGGAGAGTTTATCATACCTTCCTGACATTTGTCAAATCGGCTTATGAAACTTTTTTCTTGCGCTTACGCACTACTTTCTTTTTCAAGTCATACTTTTGCTTGGCATACCAGCCAAGACCAAAGAACAGAACAAGACCTAGAGCAGAGGCGTCAATCATTATCATAATGAACAGAACCGCAATAACTACTAAAGCGATTTTCTTATAGATAATCTTCTCTACCTTCGTTGTTCGGTATGCGTATTTGAAATCACCGAATAGCCAATCTCTAAACATAAGTTCCCCCTTCTTAGGTATCCACATACTATCAAACCTTCCTGACATTTGTCAAGTCCCTTCAGCAAACAACCCAAGTTGTTTTTACTTGCAGCGGATCTGAAGGAGAGTTTTTACTTTTTGCTAATGCACCACCGGGCCCTCGATTTGACCAAGTTGTTTATAGTTGCCAAAGAAAAAACCCCCGCATCAACGGGGGCTTCTCTAAAATCTGTTGGGCTTTAGTTCTTGACCAGAACCGCTTTATCAAACTCTTTGGCACACTCTCTGCCTATGTTCCAGAACCCCTGTGAGTCTGCTTCGCTGGCTGGGTGTAGCACCGCACCACCTGTGGATACATTTACTAGGTAAGCGTTCTTACCTGTCTTGCGTCCGCATTGAATACAGTAGTTCTCGTAGTTGCCATTAGGCTCTACCCAATTTACAAAATCTCCGAAAGAAATCATTTATTTCACCCCCTTCCTTCTTTGATAAGTTAATCTTACTACATCTCTAAACAAAAGTCAAATACCTTTTATTCACCCCCACCCAAACCTAAGACTTCATCTAGCCAAACTTCCGTGTTGAGCCTAAAGGCTTCGTGTTCCATAGCGTCTAGGTCAGGTGTGTCCATTACTAGCACTAACTCATCTTCTGGCTCGTATTGCTTTCTTGCCTTTCTTGTTTGTTTCAGTTTTAGCATTTCTTCCTCCTCTTGGGATTATTTATCCCTCTACTTATTAACGACGATTAAGTAAGCCAAAAGTCAATGACTCTTAGTCTTTCTCCACTTCATCTAGCAAATCCCACAGGACAGGTTCTAAGGCTTTACTTAGTTCGTCTAGTTTCTGTTGTAGTGTCTTTTCCATTGAGGCTTTCCTCCTTTCTGTTTTTCCCTCTACCTCTTATGACGATTGAGGTAGGCATTTCTCAATGGATTATTTTTGTGACCTATTTCACAGGCAAAATGTCCGTTTTGTCTTCACATCATTTGGGTCAGGGTTTCTGGGATTTTAGACTTCTCAAATTGTTTGTAGTGTGCAAATGCACTGGGCGCTATTGCAGGTTTTTACTTTTTGCCACAGCGTCCCACTGCAAATTAAATAAAAATACCCCGCACTAGGCGGGGCATTTCTAATTGTTTGTTAGTCGTCTTCAGCAAAATCTCCTTGACCAATTAGGGTTTCGAATCCAGCATTAGGATTTTCGTGATTAGTGCTAACCGCTTCAATAAATCTAAGCCCGCAAGAATCTTCATACCACTCTTGCAGTGTCGCAAGCATTACATCAGGTGTGGCATCTTCTTTAGTAATAAGTGGGTCGTAGCCATAAGTTCTCATTAGTTCTACCTGTTCATTGTCCATAAGCAGATAAATCTTGTGGCAAGTATCAAAGGCAATAGCCTTAGCCTCGCTAACTCTTTCTTTTACCAAAGTATCAAATACTTCTGTTAGTGTGCTCATTACCTATCCAATCTAAGTATTCTTACAAGTTCGCTAGCAGTTATTTCCCAACCAGCATCTGTCTTTACGGCAGTAGCAGGGTGAGGCACTATGTCGGCAGGTAATACGACTACCGCATCATAGTTTTCTTCTTGATAAAACTCCCAAGCCTTGATAGCAGGTTCTGCATAGTCAAGTGGTAGTGGTGGATAAAAGTTTCCACGCAAGTGATAACTCATTGAGATAGTGTTCATTACGCTACCTCACAATCGTGTCCATACCCAATTTCATTGGGTGTAAGTGCTTTCTCGCACTCACCGCAAATAGGGACAACCTTGCCACTCGCATAGAGTGCTAGGTGCTTTAGAATCATGTCGGACATTTACTTACCCCCTGTAAGTTGTTGTTGTAGCAAGTGTAACACTTTACCAAAGTAAAGTCAAGTATTATTTCTTATTCTTTTTTGAGTCTTGAAACTTTTTTTCGCAGGTATCGCTAAAGCAAACATTATCTTTGTCGGTGTTGTAAATAGAAAGTTTCTTTTCGCAGATAACGCAGAAACGAATCTTTGTGTTTATTTTTGTTGGTGTTCTACCCGGCCCCGCAATACCACGACCCGCGTAATAAGTTGGGCGAAGATAAACTCTGCCAAACTCGTCAAACTCTACTGAATCCATTTTTCCCCCTTTTAGGTTCGGTAGGGAGTCGTATTGTTTCCGCCCCTTGCAAGTTATAGGCGTTCAGGTGACCAGCGACTTCCCCCTACCGAATAACTGAAGGATAGCATTTTAGGATAGGCAAGTCAAGTAGTGTCGCAAATTATTTTTACAAGGGCTAACGCAAATCGTTTCATAGGTTGTTCAACCAGGTATTAACGACTACCAACAATTCCAGAAGGTCACCAGCAGCGGCAGCAGTGCATCAGCAAAAAGTAAAAATCTACGGCACGCCGGTCCTCACAGCACAGAAGTTGTTTGTAGTTTGCCTTAACTAGGTATTAAAAATGCTGCACATTTATATAGATAGGCGCACTTGTGTTAGGGTCAAGTTTGGCAGAGATAGTCAATGCTTGTCTGATTAGCGTCTTGGCAGTTGCCAGAGTCCTCTTTCTTGTTTCTAGAGTCCCCAGCAAAGCACCCAGAGCGTAAGCACTTCCAGAACCAATGGCATAAACCCCACTCTCGTCCCGTGCCCACGAATAGTCGTTGCCAATCTCATAGACAGTTCCATTTATAAGAACCATCACTTGGCTATCTTGGTCGCCATCTTTTGAGTATGAGTTGTCCTCAAAGCATTTCTTCAGTTCAGGTATAAAAATGGCAGTCATAAACTTGTCGAGTTTAACTCCATAAGTTGTTGGTGTTATTGCAGGCGGCTTGAACACAAATGATAATAAGTTGATAGCCCTCATGTCGCCGGCTACCCCAATAAGGTATGCCCCGTTCTTAAATAACTTCCCATTATCTTTTGGAAGTGTGTAAATCTTTTCGTTTTCTTCAGTTACTCGTGAGTCATAACCAACGACAGCCCAGTTTTCACCCTGAACAGCAGCAATCGTAGTCACAGCGCACCCTCAACCCTCGTAAGTTTTTACTTTTTGCCTAGCCAGCAAACCCGTCCCACAAGTCTAAACGCAATCTTTCGTATCTATCCCCGTGGTATCCATTGTTTCTTGCTGAAATGTCCTCGTCTCTTTGTAGAGAGTCAAGTGATAAAACCGCAACATAGTCAGTTTCATCAAACATTATTACCAGTTTAGTGTCCCCGTCCGCAGGGTCATCAACAATCGCAATCATAAAAGGTGCAGCCGAACCATTTGGGTGATAATCCTTAGAGACAATTTCCATACACAAAATAGTAATGGGGTCTGTAAGAAGTGATTTTAGATTTTATAACATAACATAAACCGCACAGAAGTCAAGTAGTTCTAGACACTAACCCCAGTCTCAGACAGGGAGAAAGAGGTTAGCGGAGTGGAAGGGTATGCCACTCTCATCTCAGGGTGGGTGAAAGGGGGATAACTCCCACACCTAAGGAGTTACCACTTTAACATACTTTTAGGTTTTTTACTTTTTCCTATCAACAATCTCAATCGGCACAACCACATCTGAGGAGTAGATAGTTCCGTCTGAGTTCTTGCGAACAAATCTGCCCGAAGGGTTATCAAACTGAATTGTTATCTTGGTTCTGCGAATACCAACAATGGTCGCTACTTCACCACGCAAATACTTTGTGCCACATCTTTCGTTGATAACAACCCTATCCCCAATGGAGAAGTCGTCTATGGATACTCCTGTTCGCAACAAGTTCTTTCGCTCTTGAATTGCTTTAGCAATCGTGTCCAGTTGATTATCTACTTTGCCAGTTTCAATGGCTTCAGTAATAGATACTAGAAAGTCAAGGTTAGACATCTTCCTCTACCTCATCTCCATTTTCATCAACAACACCAATGCTATTAGATACTGCCTCAACATCAAATCCGTAATACTCGTTCATAAAAATAGAGGCAACACGAACCGCAAAGTCATTGTCGCTTTCATTTTCGTTGCGTAGTTTTTCGTCTAAGACAATAGTGGTCATTAGCGTAAAGTAATCGCCAACAAACATCACAGTTCTACTGAGAAGTATGCTATCCATTTTTACCTCTTTCATAGTCAATCAAAACTTTTAGTTGTCTTTCGTCTATGACGCTAGTTAGTCTGCCAATCAAATACTCAACGGCATTTTTTCCGTAGTTATCTCTTACCAACTTAGCAAGAGTGTTTGGCGTGTATTCCAACTCTACTTCTTTGATTACCATTATTAGTTCTGCTCTCTTAGGTGTTCTGCTATGTCCTCAGGGTCAGCACCACAGGTAACTAGAACCTTGCGCCACAAACTACCTACGCCCATTTTTGTATCCATAAGGAACATCAACTTTTCTAGGTGGTGGTCTTTCTTTAAGTTCGCCACCCTGTCAATGTCCTCACTCAACATCTCAAGTAGCAGAGCCAAGCCCATATTAATAAATGCGCCTTCTTCTGCGTCAATCTCTAAACTTATAACTTCGTTAGTCATTTGACTAACCCCCTTTCCTTATACCTAAGTAAATCATACTTTGATAGTTTTGTCAAGTATCTATTTAATTATTTAGCGAGAACATAAACCCTTTCCTTCATCACTAGAGGTTTATCTTCCGGACCTTTCACATAAGGGCTAATCCAAATACGCTTTTTGATTTCCCCACCACTCGCAGGGTCTTTGTATGGTTGCCAACGCCAATGCCCACCAACCAACCACCTGTGCGACCAATCTATCTTTTTACTGTCCTCAGTTTCTTCGCCTTTTTCATTGTAATACTTACGCTTGCGGAATTGAATAACAACAACCTCTGTTGGGCAACTTTCGCGTTCTAATCTTCTGCGTTGTGTTCTATCGCCAGTTTCTTTTGCTTTTTCAACAATCGTCTGCGACATAAGTAGCCAGTAAGCGTGAAGTATCCGCACCAAGTTTGTAGGGTTTGTAACTACTCTTTTTCTGTATTCTTCCCATTGCTCATCTGTAAGTTTATCCCAACCCAAGTTGCTTTGTATTTGTGCGCCAATTTCTTTTGTTCTGTGTGTGTTGTCCTTGACTACTTTATCTATTAGTTTTTTAGTTCCATCAACATCTTCCACGCTCTTGTCTAACCCGTGGCTATTTTGGAAAGTGATTGCTCTAATTTCTTGCATCTGTTCTTCTGTTAGTTCTATTTGCTTAGCACCAACAATAGTTCCAGACTTTACAGTTTGGCTCTTTATCCATTGGAAGCGACCCAGTTGTCTTACAAACTCTTGATAGTCTTTGTCGGGGTTAGACATAATCTCAACTGCAACATCATCAGGTGTTCTTGCAGTATCGTTCCAGCAAGACATAGTTACTTGAAACTCACCAGTTGTTTTGTTGAATAGTTTTTCCCAAGTAATAACATTTATGAAAAGTGTTCTACCTCGAACATCTGTAAGTGGGATAGGCTTCTCAAAGTAAGCAAACCCTTTATCTGTCGGCGCAAGGGTTGGGTCAAATAAATCTGTTTCATCTAACTTCTCTGAAGCAAAGAGAACAAGGTCAGTCATTTCATCTTTGACGAAGAAGCACTCTCCTGAAGAACCAGCACGAATAATGTCCTGAACATAAACATCTATTGCTTTTTCTCTTAGTGTTGTGTTCTCGTCCTTATGGTGAATAGAGACCAAGTTTCCTGCAAGAAACTTTGCCCCTGAAGAAATCATAATGTTTTGTTTTACTATTTCTTTCCATCGAGCATCGCCACACTTACTCTTGAAGTTAGCGCGTATGTCTAGTGCGTCTGTTGGTTTCATAAATGCACCCTATCAGGTTTTCCCTTTCTACGCAAGTTGTTCGTAGTTTCCCTCGAAGATTTGATTAACTTCCATTTTTACTTTTTGCCAAACATCTTTATAGAAAAACCCCCCACCCGAAGGTGAGGGGCTTTTCCTTTGGAAATTACTTCCCTGTTTTCATAGCCTTGTAAGGGGCTGGGATTGTGTATGCCTCGAACACAGGTGCGAGTTCAGGCTTGTCGTTGAGAAGTCTATCCTTCTCAAACTTTGTTGCGTTGATTGTTGCGACCTTCACAACAACATTACCAGCGATTGTGCCAACCTCTGCTTCGCCAACCCACTCACCATTTACGAGTGTGTATCCAAGTAGAGGATAAATGTCTGCCTGAAGGGCTTTCGCCTTGTCCTGAGCAGTTTTGATTGCGTCTTTTGTCGCATTGAGTTCTGCGATAAGTGCGCCAGCGTTTGTAGCGTCAAGTGCTACTTCCTTTGTTGCTACTGCGATAGTAGTTTTGACTACTACCTCTTGTGCGATTTCGGTTCTAGGCATAAGCCCAATTCCCTCTTTCGTTTGTCATTTTGTCCTTCATTAGGTATCCGACCTAACAAAACAGACTTTACACGAGTAGGCTTACGCTTGTCAAATCAAAAGGGCATAAATCTTATGTGATTTAGACCACACTTTCGGCAGGGGCGAGATACTCCTTTCGGACTATCCCTTCAACCCATTTGTCCAAAGTTTCTACTCCCACAATCTTTAGTTTCTGCTCAGGGGTCTTTGAGTTCCACCAAGTCATGGCATTTGCATACATCTCCAAGTTGTCCATAGTTCCCTTTCGTGACTAGCGATTTTGGTGAGTTTTTACTTTTTGCCTTTGCAGAGATTACTCCTCAACAACTTCAACATCAAACTCTGTGGCACGAGCAAGGTCGTGTCCGTATTCGTTCTGCAACCAAGCAAGGGCTTTAGTCTCTGCTTCTCTTTTGGTATCAGCGTCTAGTTCAGTTCCGAAGTGGGATACGAAGGTAGCCTTCCAAGTCTTACTCACTAGCAACAACATCTCTAGCCATGTCAGTAAAATCTTGTGCAGCAGAGGATTGCCAATGCCACTCTCCGTCATCATACTTATCAACAACATCAAGCCATTGGTCGTCCGTAAGCACGAACCTATCTTGTTCGCCCCAGCCAGAGGCGTAGCCTTCTACTGTTTCTTTATCCCAGTAAGCAACAATCAGTTCAGTATCAGGTGTGTATGCCTGTAATTGTTCAATCAGATTTTTTACTTTCATTTTTACTTTTTCCTTATCCGTTATGCGTGTGCAAACTTTTTTATTGGTTCGTGTTGGCGTGGCTCATCTCCTACCCAAAAACAAACAGGGTGTTCCCAAGCGTCAATCCATACGCCAAAATCTTGTTTTACTTCCCAGCCACAATGCTTACAGGTTTCCATTTTTTATCCGTTTCTATTAGTAGTGAAAATCAACAGGAACAATGAATTGTTTTTCAGGTGCGGTTTCCAGCCGTGCCTTGAAATACTCTAGGTTCGCCGTATAGTCTTGTATGTCGTAAATGTATGTGTAAGGACACCAATCGTTATTGAGTATCTTTACAAGGCTCTGTGCCCGCCAAAGGTTCATACCTGCGTCATTGAACTCTTGCTTGTATGGGTCGTAGGCTTTTACATAAGTATTGAAATCAAAGTCCCCAGCAGTTTCAATCTGACTTAGAAGGCTTTTCATTTCTTCTAAACGATAACCAACAAATTGTTTGATGATGTCGTCAGCAAGAACCTTGTTCTCGGTGTATTGAAGAACATCTCTGTTTTCTTCCCAGCCCTCAAACAAACCTGACCAGCGTCCAGCAAGTCCTTCATCAAATCCGCCGTGCCAATCAGACCAAGTCGGATAGTTTCCTTCCTCAGGCTCAATCGCTGATTGAACCTTTGCCTTTGCTTCTTCTGCGTCCTCTGCTTCAATGAGCAGTAAATGACAAGTGTGCATTTTACTTTTTCCCCTTTCCTAGTCTTTGCTTAGTAAATCATATTTAGAACGCTTTGTCAAGTTCTTCAGAGTTTTGCCACTCTTGCTTCACATAGTTAGTCGCTATGGCTAGGGCTTCATTGAGTTCGTGAGATACCGCATCAAGGTGTTCGCCTTCGCAATACAAATCAAACCAAGAGTTATTTACCCAATCAAGAAGTTCTTGGTCGTTAGCCACTCGCAAGGCGTCATCTGTATCCAGCCCTGCTTCAATAAAATCTGAAGGATTGTAGAGACTAGAAACAACTTGCCCTTGTGGTGCGTCTAAAAGATTTACTCTCGTTTCTCCGTCGCAATAAACATCAACATGGAAACCTTCCCAAATCACAGTAGCAATTAAACCCATGCCCGTATAAAAGATTGCGTCTTGTTGCGCTGGGTCAGGGTCAATAGCGTTGTATTTAATTTCGTATGTCATTTTGTCTCTCCCCTTTTTACTTTTTGGTTGAGTAAGTGAAGCCCCGAAAAGGGGGTGGGGCTTCACCTACATAGGCTCTCGGTTCGGTTCTTGGTGGGAAATGCGTTGGAAGGACGCACCCGAACCGAGAGTTCTTTTTGAGCAAGAACGACTTACGCCACTCGTTGCCCAATTCTCGTCATTACTTTTTCTGCTGAACGACCAATAATTTCAGAGGCTTCCGCAGGTCGGCTTATGTCCAAAACAACTTCGGCATAATCTCCACCAATCGCTTTCGCACTTCTGCCATTATCAAAAGGTAGCCATAAAATTGCGACACCTGCCTCTTTACATTTGGCAACAATCTCTTTGGCATTTCTTGTTTCATCTGAAGTGTATTCTCCGTCCGAAACAATTACCAACAACTTTGCGCCATTTCCGTGAAGTAAGTTAAGTGCGCCTTCCAATGCTGAGAACGCTTTACTAAACTTCTCAGTTCCGTCCGAAGCAGAATAAACATTTACTTCAGAAAGTTTTTGTCCAACCTTTAGAGTTGGGAACACATCATTTCCGTAATAGACCATAGCGCAGTTTCCTTGAATACGATTTACTGCGTTAGCCATTACCCACGCAGTTGTAGCCATAGGGTTCATAGCACTTCCCATTGAACCTGAAATGTCGACCATAATTCCAACATTGAGTGTTGGGTCGTCTGTGTGTTTGCGAACAGTTCTACGGAAAGGCTCTACTCGCTGATTTACTCCACGAGATTTCAAGGCTGCATTTTGGACGATTGCTCTAGTGCGAAGGCGTCCGGGTGGAAGCACGCTTGCGATTTGTAGTTCATCTCGCTCACGATACTTTGCTTTCTCTAACCATTGTCCAATACGAACAGAGGCAGATAGTTCTTCACTTGTTGGTTGGCGTTGTTCAATCAACTTGCTATTGGTTTTTGATTGCCCCGGCCCTGAAGATTTAGAGAACACTTGATTAGCAATTTCACGATTTTCGTTTTGCTCTTGTGCGTCAGAGGCTTTTGCCTTGACTTCCTCTCTCATGTCCTCACCCTGCTCTTGGTCGCCCAAGTCGGAGAAGTTGTTTGCCATTACTTCATCTGAAGCCTCAGACAACGCTTCCATGATTGCTTCCATGATTTCAGAAGGAATACCTTTGTTACCTTCAGGCTTTTGTTCATCTCCACGCTCTTTAGCAGTTTCACGAACAATTCGTGCCCACTCTTTTGCTAGTGGATAAAGTTCTGTGGCGTCTTTGTGGTTGTCGTGCATTTGTGCTGAACGAGCGATTGTTCGTAGTTGCTCAACAACATCTACACCAAGTTGGTCTGTAATCATTTCTGTAATCGCAAAGACTTCGTGTTCATCTAAGATACCTGCGTCAATGCGAGCAAAGACAAGACCAACTAAATTAGTTAGCGATTGTGTTTGTGTTTCGTTTTCCATACCTTCTTTTGTATCGCCAATAACAATTTCCATAGCGCAAGCACGAAGGAAAGGACGAGCGATAGATAGAGACTTGACACCTTGATACTCAATGCGACTTTCCTCTAAAAGAATAAGTGCGTTGTATTCGTCCTTCTCTAATTCCTCATACGCCTTAGGCATAGACCATTGTGAGAAGCGAGCGTGGAAGGCTTCGTGCATAATCGCACCTGTCGCCTTAGGAAACTCGTATTGTGTTTTGCGAAGTGTTATGTCGCCAATTTCCTCAGGTGTAATACCTTTAGCAAACGCAACATCAACATTTACTTCAACTTCTGCTTGTGTAGGTGAGTAGCACGCAGGTGCCGGACCACCAGCACCCGGACCAACATACGCAACTAAATCATCTCGTAGAGACCACTTGTTAGCCATGTAGCCAATGTCTCTACCAACTTTGAGCCACTCAACAGGAGTAGCCTGTGCTTTGGTTTCACCCATTTTTAGATGAGCCATTTTATTTCCCCTTTTCTGTCAGGCTTCCGACCTAACAATTAGATACTACACTTTTTGCTTTTCCTTGTCAAATCTAAAGGTGGGGTGTTGGGGAGAGCGAAGGACACCCAATGAACCACGCTCAATCCCCAACTCCCCGAACCAAAACCTAAGGACAGGGATACTTAGATTTTGGCTGGTTTCATCTCTTCCCCGAAGGCACGAGACAAAACATCTGCGACAACTGCCCTATCGTTTTCAGGGGCAGAAGCAATCAGGTTGGAAAGCGCAAACGAAGTTCCGAAAGTTATTGCTATGTCTCTAAACGCAAGAAGTTCTCGCATTTGTGGAGACCAAGAAACACCTTCTCTAGCAAGTTGTTTGCGATAAAGATTTTGAGCAGAAGTTACCAAAAGTGTTGGCACACCTAACTTACGAGCAAGTGCCCAATCAGTTGTCATTTCTGCCTGAACAGTAAAGCGAGATACTAACGCTTCACTTAGACGAACTCCGGGAGCATTTGGATTTGTCGCTGCAACTACGAAGAAGTTTTCGTGTGCCTTGACAACACCTCTCTCAGGGTTTGTAGTGATAACAATTTCTCGGCGTCCGTCCATAGCACCATAAACAAGTGCGAGAACCTTTGGGTCAATCAGACCAATTTCGTCAATGAAATAAACCCAACCATTTTCCATAGCCCGAATTAGTCCGCCGTCAATCCACTCAAAGTTTCCACTTGGAGTTTGGACATAAGAACCAATTAGGTCAGAGGCTTCAATGTCGCCATTACCCATAAGAGTAATAACTTCATTTCCATAAGACGCTTCAACTAGCGCAGTTTTTCCGCACCCCGGCGCACCATAAAGAAGTGGGAACATTGGAGAACCAACACCTGTAAGAACAGATTGAGTTGTTGCTTCTCGTGCTTTGCGTAGGGCTTCCACATCTTTGTGTTCTCCCCACATACGAGCGTGGTAGGCAGAACCATTTGGACGCAGGTAAGTTTCCGCACCAATAAGTCCTTCAACATTTGGAAGTTCCATTTTCAGTTTGGAGTTTCTTGGCGCACGCTCTGAACCAATCGCTCTTTCAACATAGCGACCCTGTGGGGCAACGCTTGCGTTGAGTGTAAGTGAAGCATTTTCATTTACTCCCTGTGTGGCAACTTCAATAATCATTTCCCACAATGTAGGTGTGAGATTTGGACTAAGTGAAGCATAACGCTCTTTCATAGTTTCCATTTTATTTTCCCCTTTTCTTACGCTGACAACTCAGGGAAGCCAAGTGCTTTCCTAGAGATGTGCGCCCTGTAAAGTAATTTATTAGGTGTTTTGCCTTTTGCTAAATCATCTGCGTCGTGGCGAGAAGTCTCTAGCAAGATTGGCTTTTTTTCTAGTTCCCAACCTTGATTTATTACTAAGTCAAAGTAGGAAGTTGCGTAGCGCATACGAGTCTCTGTGAAAGTTTCCTTGTCGCTATCTGCGACCAATTCACCTTTAGAAACCATTTCGCTGAGGTTATCTCTGAAAGAAGTAATTTTCCATTGTTTCTTTGGCGTAATTTTAGTTACAATTCTACGAACCATAGTCATAGGAATAAGACTTCCTGAAGTCGTGTAGGCGTCAGGTGTGATAACTATTTGCATAGTCTCACCGGGCTTACGGAACTCGGCATAGATTGCTATACCTTGAACCTTCTTTTCTTTGTCCAACATTTGTATTTCTCCTTGTCTAGTGTTGGTCTTGCTATTACGAAGTATTCCATAGGTGGGGGGCTTTTGTCAAGTTTGGGTTGCCCCCCACTTATGGCGTGTCTTATACCCTTTCTAGGCAGTAATGCTCAAAGGGTGTGTTTTCTAGTTCTACGCTAGGCGCAGAGGCTTGGCGTGTGGATACTGATTGAGAGTGCCACTCTACGACTTGAATTGTGTCGTAGTCAGGCATAGCGAAGTTATTGACAGAAAGACCGAATCCTAGATTGTCTTTCCAACTATCGCCAATGATTTGTGATACGACTATGCGAGTTCCATAATCTGAATCGTTCCAGCGACCTTGTGATTTGTTGAGTGCCTCAGCCAAGATTTTTTCTTGTGCTTCGCCACCCCAATGTGAGTAAAGATAGAGGATTGGGTTTTCAGGCTTATCCTGAAATCCAACTACGAATCTGTCTCCCACTTGGTTTCCCCTTTCTAGTAGGTGTAAGAATTACAATACACTAAGCGTATTTGTTTGTCAAATCAAGAGCAACCTGCGCCCTGTCTGAGTCTCCTGCTTCGTCAATCTGAGTCCAATCGTCCTCAGACCATTTGGTCGTGTCAATGACAACCATGCCTTGCGCTTCGCCATAATTTCCGTCCAGAGCAAAGTAGGTAGTTGAGTTGTCTGTGGTTGGTTCTATTGAAATAAGTTTTCCCATTTTTACTTTTTATCCCTTGACTTCGTAGATGTTGCAGATTTCTTCTACTGACTCATTGAGGGAGTTGATAAGCAAACTTATTTCTTGTTCGCTCAGGTGGGCAATCATTTCTTCTGTGAGAGTTGATTGCCAAGCCACATCATTACTCATTTGACTATCTCCATTTCTTTTACTGCTTTTAGAGTTATTGTTTTTCCTTTAGCACCGGGGCAATCGTCATACCACTCGCTTTTATCTTCTTCACGAGAGCAGACACAACTATCTTCTCTATCTCTATCCACATAATCTTTATGAGAGTCTGGAGAGTCGTATTCATCAACACTCACTTCTTCGCCAGCAAGATACTCAATCTCGCCACCCCACTCTCCCTCTTCTTCGTAAGAAAGAGTTATTGTCAGTTCAGGGTATTGACTTGATAGTTCTTGAATTGCTGGAGTTGGTGGAGACCACGCAGTATCAAAGCGATAGCGTAAATGAGTTGGTTCATCATCTTCTAAAGAAGTTTCTGAATAACCTTCTCCATCAACAACGCCAATGTCCCACTTAGTTCCCCACTTAGTGTTATTGAAGTTATACCAGTTGTATTCAGTATCGCCTTGCTTTCCACCATCAGCGTATCCATGAACACCAAAGTATTCTTCTAGTTTGTCCTCAGGTGGCGCAACAATGTTCCAAAACGCAATTACAGGATTGGAATAAACTGCTGGGTCTTTTTCCTCGCTGAATTGTTTTGTAAATGGTTTATTGAGTTGAGCCTTTACTTTTGCTATGTCTTCCTCTGAACCTTCTATGGTCAGATGATTAAATACCCAGTTTGGCATTTGTTCCCCTTTCTATGAAGACAACTACATACTACTCTTTTTTATTCCTTTGTCAAGTTTATTTGCGAAACTCAGGTAAAGTAAAATCAGGAAGTCCAAACATAAATCCACCACCATTACCTTCAGGGTCTTGGGATAAAACAAGTTCTACAATTTCGCCATTAGAAAGTTGTGCCAAGAACTTAGGAAAGCCAGTTCCACCAAACTCGTCCTCATCTGTTCCTACGAAGTTGATAATCTTCGCCCCGTTGAGTGCTGAGTAGTATCCCTGATTCCAGCGTTGTTCCGTTGTGTCTTTCGTCATTTACTTTTTACTCCTGTTCGTTTAGGGCACGCCGTTTTTGTTCGGCACGACTTTTGTTTCTCTTAGACCGCTTATCCGCAAACACCTGTGCTTTTTGGTTCAGCACGAAGCGACCTCGCAAGCGAAGCAAGCCGTCAAGTGGGTTTCTCTTTTTCATACCCGTATCATAGAGCACGCCGTTCTTTTTGTCAAGCGTAGGAAGTAGCAACTTATCGGGCGGACATCAAGAAGTTGTTTGTAGTGCAGCAAGCCCGAACGCCGGATCTGAGCAAAAAGTAAAAATGCACGGATCTTCTGGTGCACATCGGAACAACTTATTTAGATTGACAGCGGGTTCTGTTTCACGATGTGGGCTTGCCGTTAAATACAAAAGCGAGCGCTTGCCCGTATCACTGCACGGAACTTAAAGCGCTCGCCGTTTGTATAGAGAGTATTACACAGAAACCCGTTTCTTCCAACCCTCGCCTGAAAACTTTAATCGGAACACTTGCTCAAAGGCTTCGGCAACCAAATCCGTTATGTCCGTGTAGGACTCAGACTCCGCATAGAGCGAGCCGACATTAGGGATAGACGGCACATCGGAATCTTCCGTGTAGTCTCCAAGAACTAGAACTCTGTCGCCAGCCCAACGGCTAGAGATGTTTGTAGATGGGAAGTCTCCACCGCCTCTGGCTGGACTGGTCATCATTAAAATGTACATGGCATCTGCGAGCGTGCCGTTGAACTCGCCAATGTGTTCGTATTGCTTTAGACCCAAGCCGAGCCCGTGAGGCACAACAGTTTCTTTCTTGTCTACATTGACAAGGATGTGATATTGACCCATCTTATTTCTCCTCTGCTTTTATGTTTATGGTTGAATGTTCAACTACTGATTCTGAAATGTGCTCAGAGATTTGTTGCTCGCCTGAATCAATCCCGCCAGACTCTTCCATCTCTTTCACGACTTTAAGCCATGCCTCATCAGTAAGGGTGAGGTCGTCATTGTTATCAAAATCAAATGTATCTTTGAACCAAACTAAAGCAATGACTTCTTCATCAGGGTCATACTTCTGTAGTTGGTCTACTAACTCTCGTGCCTTCATTACGCCACCACCAATTCTTGACCCTTGCCAAGTCCAAGCCCTACGCCATAGTCAGCGAAGCAACCTTCGCATTGGTAAGCCCAAGGTCCTCGTGTTGTCATTGCGTCATACTTTGCGATTTCGTTTTGGCAGATGTCGCATTGGGGAATAACTGCCATCTTTACTTTTGTAGACATCCTGTCTCCTTTGTCTTTTAGGTGTTCGGAAGGAACTGGGTTTTTGGCCTAGGTCCGCACCCCTCTACATCATCCCGCATCAGGTTTCTGCCTTCCGAACAAAACTAATTAAAACATAGTAAATCTAGATTGTCAAGTTTTACTTTGGAAGACACTTGGTGATTCGCCACCACTTCCAACAATCCATTCCCTTGTACTTCATGTACTTGCTGGTTGCTGGCATCTTCCACTCAGCGGGTGGGGTTGGGTCACTTGCTTGAGCACTTGCTGGAACCACCAATGTTGATACTGCTGAAATCAACAGCACCGCTAATACTTTTTTCATTTCGTCTCTTTTCTCTATAGGTCTCATCCGTTACTACGGTCCTTACAACAACGCTACCCCTACTGTTATTCCTTGTCAAGTTCTGCTTTTAGGGCACGCCGTTCTTCACCACGGTCAACTAATTTCAAATACCAGTCGTCAAGGATGTTTGCAAGCGTCTGCTCAGAAAAGGACAGCGGTTCACTCTGCTTAAGGGATTTCGCAGCACTGTTTAGGCGGGCCGCTATAAAAAGTTCTATTAACATAATCTACAGATTACACACCCGTTATCAATGTGTCAAGGGCTCGCCGCTAAGCGCGGGCCGCTTCGAAAAGTTGTTGAGTTGTTCGTGTTTGACTTTGCGGCTAAAGCCGCAAAGCGAGTTTAGTATCGAAACCCCTCCGTTGTCAAGCCGACACGCTCAAGTGTCTGGAGGTGTCTGGCAGCGGGCCGCCTGGTCCAAACTACAAACAACTCTAGAAGTCCACAGCAGATCCGTCACCGTTTTTACTTTTTGCTCATGGGCCCTGGCCGCTGTCAAACTATAAACAACTTATGAAAGATGCAACCAGGCGGCGGAGGCGGTGGTTCTGGTTCTGGAGGAGGCGGCGGACGTTAAAGTGGAGAAGTTGTTGGTTGTTAAATTCGATCACCAGGCAGCCGTTCAAACGTTCAAACGTTCTGAACTTTTAGGGGCTACGTTCAAACGTTCAAACTCCGACTGAGTCCATCCGTTATACGTACAGTCTTAGAACTAACCTTGTACGAACCCTAACATACCGTGACGGTTATCAACGGTCTTCCTGGTGCAACTACAGACAACTCTGGTACCCGTTAGTCGGATCTGCGATCCAGGCAGCACCCGTTATATATCCAGCGCTTTGCGCTCGCCGCTTATTGGCGCACGCCGCTTTTACTTTTTGCTATCCGTTAGGCATATATAGGCGCGGGCTTTCCCCAGGCCGCTTTTTGGATTTGACAAATGTAAGTTCTTTTACTAGACTATCCGTTAGGACAGTCTAGTTAAAGAACTGTGTTAGCGCTCGCCGTTCTTACAACCGTCAACAATTCAGCGGCTTCATTAGCGCGGGCCGTTACTCGGATATGTTCCTCGCGGGTTTTACTTAGTTCGATGTCCTCCTGGAGTCTGGCCGCTAGCCGCTCCACTAACATCTCCAAGTTGTTTTCACTTGCCGTCATCTTGAGGTCCCTCGTCATCCGTTGGTTTAGTTGATTCTTCAAGCACTGGTTCAGCATCAATAACTTTCACATCTGGCAGACTCGCCGCTGCATACACAGCGCTAGAGGCAAGCCGTTGTAACCGTTCAGCAATAATGTCTGCGGGTGAGCGCAGGCTTACGTCCACGCCGACATCTATCTCCACGCCGCCTCGAACTCCAGCACGGTCAAGGATTTCAGTAGCCGCTTTGAGTCGGACGGGTTCTGACTGAGCCGTCTCCATTAGTTCTTCTACAACGTCCACAGCGTAAGCCGCTGACTGGACAATCTTGGCGCGAGCCCGTTCCACATCTTGACCTGGCCGACGCAGTCCACCTAGGTGTAAACGGCAGAGGCCGTCATCGGCTGGCCTTCCGCTGGACCATAACATACATCTGATGCCGTCCGTCTTTATCATCCGACAACGGTGTGGTAGAGCCAGTGGCTTACGGTTCGGATTGTCCGAGCCGCCTTTGCGTTGTTGCTCTACATATTTGCGACTTGCCGCTACGACCCAAGGGGGTGAGAGTTTGATGGCGGCATCTTCCAAGATTAGATCCAGGCCCGTTAAGAAATCTGAGTTGTTGTTAGTTGGGTCCGACAGCAGCGGACGCTTTTCGGTTAGCGAAAGTATTCGGCGCTCGCGGAGCGCTTCTTCGGAGCGGGCAATGATGAGACCCATTGGGCGACCCATGCCGTCATAGACCGTATCCCATTTCAGGCCAGCCCGTCTTAGAGTTGTGCGGTTCTCGGAGGTATCCTCACAGACGCCGCGTTCATGTTCCATAATGCCCAATTCGGACAAATCAGGCCGTAGGTCGTAAGCCGTGTTAATGTCAGGAAGGGAAGCCGTCTCGTCTTCTTTTTCGTCTGATTCAAATATGTTGATGTCATCTGCCATTTTTACTTTTTGCCTTTGTTAGAGTCAAGCCCCGCCCCAGAGGAATATTTTGATTATTTTTTACCTGGGACGGGGACTTGACAAATCTACAGAAGTTGTTTCTACTTGGCTTTCTTTTTTGGAGCCGCTGCCAATTTCTTTGAAACTTCTTTTGCCGCTACTTCTGCAAGACGCCCGAATGCAGGGTCTTTCTTATTGACCCAACGTAAGGCGACAGGGATTACTGATGCCCAGAGTGCGTTGGCTACTAGGAGCCATTCACCTGAACCGAAGTCGAGAGGTGAACCGATACCTGAGGTCTGGCTGACAATCATTACTGCGCCAATTACCTGACCTAGAAGGTTGCGGACATACGACTCGATTGCTGCTTTGTTAATCACGAGTACTCGTTTCTGCTGGTCATTGATATAAGTCCAGCAATACACCAATATAGGGCTATATGATGCCGACGAATTTTGGAAAAGTGGGCTGATAGCCCCTACTTTTACATAAACAACAAAATCTAAAAATGCCGAAACCCCGCACAAAATAAGGGTTTATTGTAATTAAATATCTACAATAAAAACTTTAGGAAAAGAATCTAAAAAGTGCTTTTGCTTTCCCTAAAAAGTATGATAGTTAAGCCCTAAAGTCTTCTTCATCAATCGGTTTATATTCCTTGGAATTGGTTGGCGCAAGTCCTCTGATGGCATCAACACCATGGCGAAGTCCTAAAGTATAGAGAGATTTATCGTCTCCATCCATTGTATCTTCCCAGTTACGAATCTTAGAAGTTAGAGTCTCAATGATGCCAGCGTCTCTGTCTCGTATTACTAAATCAAAGACTTCAATAATCTTCAACCCAGTTTGAGGGTCAAGTTGTTTTTCATAGACAAGGTTTTCTAAGTGCCCAATGAAGGCTTGTCTCATAAGTTTGTTATCCATTGTTATACCTCCTCGAAGCAGTCATCACATAGCAAGGCATCGTAGCCAACGCTATAGGGAGTCTTATATCCCTGTTGAGTCAAGCAGACTGGTCTTACTGCTTTTTCTTCTCCACAGCGTTCGCAAGTAAGAGGGGTGTTAATCCAACTGACCGTTGCTCCCACTTCTATAGATTTGACCATACCTAGCATCAAAGCGTGTTGTTCCCCATGACCACTTGTCTTTCTCATAAATGGTCTGATGTTGTCTGACTTTAGAACTGCGTGCATTCTCTTACAAGGACAGCGATGTCTTGAAGGCACACAACTAATCAATCCGCTAGATGTGGTCTTGTGTTTAGACATAGTGTGTCCGCAGATGCAGACTCGGTCATCCTTTGTAGGAGTTGTTAGTAATGTTTCAGAAACTTTTTGGATTGCTTCATAACTCAGACCAGTAGCAGCCAATGCTTCTAATGAAGAGTTTTTAGGGGTAGTCTCATTGCTCATTGCCAAAGTCCTTTCTGAATCGTTTTACTATCTCGTTGAAATCTTCTTCTGTCTGAATCTTTGATTGAAGGTTATCTATGAAATCCTCAATCATTCTTCTTCTAAACATCTGCTCTCTCCATCTAAAGAAATACAATGAAGATGTATGACCTAGAAATACAATGAAATAAAGGCTTATAGCAATTACCAATATCTCAACTGGACTGAGTTGGCTCAACACCTGTTACCGCCTCTACTAAAAGAATCTGCTTCTCAATCAAGTGCTTGACTACAGCAGTTGAATCAGCCAAAGCAATCTCAGTCCACTTTTCAAAATCATCACCTACTGGCAATCTTTTTGGGAACCATCGCTTCAACAAAGCAGTAGCAACTTCTTCAATAAGAAACTCTTCCATCTCAGAAATCTTTTGTAGAAACTCTGTCTCCATATCAATCTCTTCTGGAGTTGATGGGTTGTCCACAAGGTGCAAACGTGTCTCAACTTCTCTTTCGTCTTGCGTCATTTGTCTCTCCTTTTGCTTTCCTTTAACATACTCCTACCCTTTCTTTTTGTCTAATCTGAATTCCTCTATCCAAAGAATCCACTTAAATATCCTACCACTATTTTTCAATTCAACTATTATTTGATTATTCAAAACTCAACTATATTTTCCTTACGCGTTAAGGGTTTCGTTCCGAAGCCTCTAAAATATTACTTAACTTTTAAGATATTACATAATTCAATAATAGTGATACGGTCAGCAAAAATCAATTACGGCATCACTATTTCTAGACCGTAATTTTCATTATTTGACACTTTATCCAACTAGGATACTATACCCCAAAAGGGCAGAAAAAAGGGCAATCCTACTACACTTTTAGTAAGAAATCAAACCTCGTAGACAGTTTCTTTATGGTGTTTTACCTTGACCAGAGGGTCTACAAAAATCTTAAAACCAGCCCTTGAAGCATTGGCACACCAAGAATAATCTTCCCCAACATTGACTTTCAGGTCAGGATTTAAGGGGCTCCATTGAACCCTGTTGATTAGAAACCAAGGTCTAGCCATCTTTTCAAAGACCCCAGCCTTGATAGCCACAAACCCAAACCCCACCCCACCGACCTCTACAGGGGCATCGTGGAGCAGGAACTCAACCTTATTGACCCTTGTTGGCGCCCCATACTCATTAGGGTAATTCACAGCCACAGTTCCAGCCCAGTCCAACTGATAAAGCCCAGAGACAATATCCAAATCACTTTCATACAACTTTAGGAAGTCTTCAGGCTCCCATTCTATATCTGAATCAATCCAGATAATCTTTTTATAATCCCAGCCCCCAGCAACCGAAGTTGTTCCGAAGTCGTGTTGCGTGCTGTCTAAAGCAGTTAGTTCTCTGGCGGTTGGCACAAATGATGAATACTGCGAAATAAAGCGATATGTCAGCCCTCTTTCATCTAAGGCTTTACAAGTCTTTACAAGGCTTTTTACATACTCCATTTTTGCTGAATGTCCAGGAGTTGCTATCAAAATGTCAGAGCGTGTTGTCATAGCCGAAAGTCTACCCTCAACTGTTAAGATTATCTAGTGACCTCACCGACTCTGACTATCCGTTGCAGTTGGGAAGGCTGTCCGTCTCACACTAGGGCAAATGTAAGTGGCTCAGGGATAATGGTTCTTGTATGGGGCAACCAAGTAAGGTACTTTCACTCTACTGACTGCCTAGCATTTTTTGCAGCCAGTTTTCCAGTTGGCTATGAAACTACGGGTGAAGATGTCCAAGAAAATTAAGAACAACATAAAGAAGTCAGCAAGTGTTTTTATCTTTGCCAAAGCCGAAGATGGAGAAGCACTTTCCATAAGTGATGTAAAGGCGTGGCTTACAGAGGTAGAGAAATTGAATCTGCCAGATAGCACAGAGATTGAAGGCTCTTTGTTTTTGTGTCTAGATTTAGAAGACCCGTCTGCTGAAACAATCTATTGCGGAGAGTGCGACTACCAAGATATTCTGCTTGCTACGCACCCACCTCACTAAGGAGAACATTGATTTATTTATCGGGACCGATGACAGGAATCCCTGAATACAACTACCCTGCTTTTAGACAAGCATCTAAAACTTTACGAGATTTAGGGCACTTTGTATTTGATCCGTCAGAAGCATTTGAGGGAGCAACAGACCTACCAAAAGAAGTTTATATGCGAAAAGACATTGAAGAACTTTTGAAATCAGATGTAGTTGCTTTACTTCCAGGATGGGAGTTATCCACAGGGGCTCAACTTGAAGTTGCAGTTGCGACCCAGTGCGGTATTCCTGTTAGATTACTTCAAGAACTACTAGCGACGGAAGGACAGATATTTGATGTCTGAAGACACAGCCTTTACTTGGAGCAGTTATGACCAACACAGGACTCGTATTGAATATGAGACGAGACATAAAATTGCTGAAGTTATAGAACAAAAAATAGAACAAGCACGCTCTCGTGGAGTAACGAATCATTTCATTTCTGGAATGGAACTCGGTCTTGCTGTAGTACTAGACTTACATAAAGAGGGAAAGGCTTCAGAAGAGCAACCTGAGTTGTTCTAAGACGCTGTAAAATTTACGTCTAGGGTTCGAAATACCATAGACGAAAAAACAAATTCGTAATTACTAAGGGAGCATATCTATGTCTGTTTCATTTTCTTTCAAGTTGTCTGATGATTTCGTAGAGGGCTTCCGCAATAAAAAAGCACCATTTGGTTATCGTGATGCTGCTGGAAACTCTGTAGGAGAAATTACTTTTCTACGAACATATTCACGACTAAAAGAAGATGGACATAAAGAAACTTGGGTTGATGTATGCGAACGTGTTATCAACGGAATGTATTCATTACAGAAGGAACACGCTAAGAACAACCGTCTTCCTTGGTCTGACACTAAAGCAGCGGCTTCTGCTAAAGAAGCATTCGAGCGTTTGTTTGAGTTGAAGTGGTCTCCTCCAGGACGTGGTCTATGGGTTATGGGAACTCCAATTGTTAATACTCAACGCAACTCTGCTGCACTTCAAAATTGCGCATTTGTTTCAACAAAAGAAATGAGTAAGGCAGACCCATCAAAACCATTTACATTTTTAATGGAAGCATCAATGCTTGGCGTTGGTGTTGGATTTGATGACAAGGGTGCTGATAAAGAATTCCAAATCTATGAACCAGAAGGAGAAGAAACATATGTCGTCCCAGATACCAGAGAAGGTTGGGTCAAATCCCTCGAACTCATCATCAATGCTTACCTACGACCAGATCAGAAGACTCCACTATTTGACTACTCAGAAGTCCGTCCAGAAGGCACCCCAATCAAAACCTTCGGAGGAACAGCAGCAGGACACCAACCGTTAGAGCGTTTACACAATCACATTACTAAGTTGTTCGCAGGTCGCAAGGGAGAGAAAGTAACTCGCAGAGACATTGCTGACATTGGAAATATGATTGGCGTTTGCGTTGTATCAGGAAACGTTCGTCGTTCCGCAGAACTTCTTATTGGTCGCATTGATGACGAAGACTTTTTGAACTTGAAGAACGCAGAGATTTATCCAGAGCGTAACTCTTATGACCCAGAAAATCCTGGCTGGGCTTGGATGTCTAACAATTCTGTAGAGGCTTACGTTGGCGCAAACCTTGACCCTATTGTTGAAGGTATTGCTCGCAACGGAGAACCTGGAGTTATTTGGCTAGATGTCTCTAGACAGTATGGACGTTTGGTTGACCCACCTAACAATAAAGATTATCGTGTAGAAGGTTATAACCCTTGCGCTGAGCAATCACTTGAGTCTTACGAAATGTGTACTCTTGTTGAAACATATCTCAACCGACACGAGTCACTGGAAGATTACAAGCGCACTCTTAAGTTTGCTTATCTTTACGCAAAAACCGTGACACTTCTTCCTACCCACTGGGCAGAGACAAACGCAATTATGCAGCGTAACCGTCGCATTGGAACTTCAATGTCAGGCGTAGCAAACTTTGCAGACAACCGTGGTCTTCCACTTCTTCGTGAATGGATGGACAAGGGATACGAGACAATTAAGTATTACGACACTACTTATTCAGAATGGCTCGGAATCCGTGAATCTATCAAGACAACAACCATTAAGCCTTCTGGCACGGTTTCCATTCTTGCTGGTGAAAGTCCTGGCGTACATTGGACTCCTGGCGGTAAGTATTTTATGCGTACCATTCGCTTTGCTAATTCGGACCCTATGCTTCCCTTATTTAAGATGGCGAACTACAAAGTTGAACCAGCGTCGGAATCACCGAACACTACATCGGTTGTCTATTTTCCAATCAAGTCTGAGTCCAAGAGGGCTGAGAAGGATGTCTCAATCTACGAAAAGATGGCGTTAGCAGCATACGCACAACGCTATTGGTCAGATAACTCTGTCTCAGTAACTATCTCCTTTGACCCTGAAAAGGAAGCAAGCGCAGTCGGAACTGTTCTCCATCTTTACGATGGTCAACTAAAAACAGTTTCATTCCTTCCATCAGGAAACTTTACATACCCACAGATGCCATACACACAAATCACTGAAGAAGAATATGAAGAAGAGGGAACTCTAAAACTCTTTCCAATTGACTTCTCAGGAGTTTATGCGGGACTTGCGGCTGATGCTATCGGTGAGGCATACTGCACTACTGACGCTTGCGAGGTGAAACTTATTAGGGAAAACCAGTGAAGAATAAACTAATACTGTCTTTTTTAATTATTAGTTTTACTTACATTGGTTTGTCTTTTTTAAGTAAGCCCGACAGTAATTGCGTGAACTTGTATGTTGATTTTGGTTCTCTCAATGCTGAAACAAAAGTAGAAAAATGTATAGATATTTCTGCTGAAACAAACGCGTTAGAATTGCTAAAAATCTCTGGCTATATAACAGAAGGCACACAAAAATATGGTGATGCTGTTATTTGTAGACTTAATGGTCTTCCAGATAAATCTGTAGAGACTTGCGAAGTTATGCCACCAGAAGATGCCTACTGGGCTGTCATAGTAAAAGAAAAGAAACTACTTCCATTTTTTAACGAGTGGGGCTGGGCTCAAACAGGAATCAACGAAATTTCTTTATCTGAAGGCGACTCTTTAGGTTTAGTATTTTCTACAAATGGAGACCTACAATGGCCTTGATGTTAAAAACTAAAAGCAAGACTTCTGCTGAAATTATTCTTCAACTATCAATAACTTTGATTACTATGTATGTAGCCAACAAAATTACTGTAGATATTTGGCGCTCAATGACAGGACACTGATGGTCCACCTAACTCGAATTTATACAAAGACTGGCGATGACGGAACTACATCTCTAGGGGATATGAGTCGCACCTCAAAGAATGATCCTAGGCTAGAAGCCTTTGCCACAGTCGATGAGGCAAATTCTTATATTGGTGTATTGCTTTTAGATATAACAGATGAAGAAATAGAAAAACTATTGTTGATTGTTCAGAACAATATGTTTGATGTGG